AGGTCGGAAGCCAAAACAATCAAGCATTAGCAGATAGTGAGCTTCCAAAGTTGACAAATCCGGAACAAGAAGTCATTGAAATCGAACAAAAAGACGGATAAACAACGGAAAAGCGTAAAAGTTCGTATAATTGTAGTTTTACGAACCGAAAAAATGAAGAACTAGCAGCCTACCCCCTGCCCCTCTATTGGGGAATTAAAAAACCGCCTACTAAGTCCCACATACTCCCGAAAAAATAAAAAAGGGGTTTTGAGAATGGAAAATGAATTACTGAAAACGGAATACTCAAAAGCGTTTGACGATAAGCGGAAAGCGTTGATATGTCAGAGCTATTACAAGTACGGCAAGGCAAGTAGAAATTTTGCAACCGGAAATGTGGATGCGATTGGAAGTCTTAAAAAGTGTCTTGCGAAGTTTGAAGAAACTGGAAACACAGAATATCTTTGCGACGTAGCAAATTACGCAATGTTCCGTTTCATGTTTCCACAGAACGGAGAGTATTTCAAGAATACGGATTCGGATGGTTCGGCAGGAATTGTTGGAATGAGTGTAAAAGAAATGGAGGACTTCAAGGATGGACGATAACGAAAAACAGTGTTGTGGAAATTGTAAATATGCTGCATATAGCCGTGAGAATGGTTATGTGTGCGAGAATATGAACAGTGACTATGCATCTGATTATGTCGAACACGACCACGTATGCGAAGAGTGGAGGAACCGTGATGATTAGTTTTTTGATTCGATACATTGCTGTGGTTTATTTTGGATTCATGGTGGTAGTTTCGTTTTTGAACATAGTGTTAGGCGAAAGACCTCGTGATAGAATAATGTCAATAATCAATTTTTGTACGTCCATTGTGGCGATATATTTTATAACTCATTAAGAGTTTTACCATATCCCTTGAACTCTTAAACGTGATAAGGAGTGCGAATCACAAAGAGGGGCAATGTATATCCGTTCTAGCCGAGAGCGAATCGGAATACAACACCGGCAATTCGGTGTATATGGTTTGTTCATGTTTTGCTTTGACATGAACCTTCTTTCGTCCACTAGCGGAAAGCTGATTAAAGGACCGTCACAAGGTCCGGTGGGGTTTATGGTTTCGTTGCGATAGTTCCCAGTGTCCAAAGTAGCCGGACGCAAAAGAATCGCAACAGTGCGGATTAAAACACAGATGCATGTATGCCAATCCGTACTTACGGCGATAGCATAATGGATAATGCGTTGTGTAGAATCCCACTATACACAAAGAATCGTGGTTCAAATCCACGGTTGCCGATTTCCCCGATAGAGGGGATGATGCAATGCAAAGGTACCTAGAATTTTCCTGTTTTGCGATATAACCATTAGTCATTTGAATTGGTGCCTTTGCTGATGTGTGACGAAAAGGGTAGACGCAGGAAACCACAAGTACGATGCCAAAGTGAGCCGAAAGGATATGGACAAAGGCATCATGTGAGGTTCGATTCCTCACCACATCAATGTTCCGGTTCGCTACCGGATAAGCAAGCGTTTCGGTATTCCTTGCTGAAATAATTAAAATGCTTGTGTTGGTTGTCTGACAGTAGAGTATGGACAGAATAGTAATAAGTGACCGGATAATACTTTCCAACACAAGAAACCGAATATGCCATAGGTGTGGAAATCCGTTTTATCAAAGCACCTTATGGGTTAAAAGATGGAGAGTGATAGAATGGAAATTTTACTTGCTGTTTATGCTTTATGGTTGTTTTTAGGTAATTTCATATATTTTAACTTGGTAGAAACCAAAGATATATGTGCATTATGCTATTATGGTTTTGTATCAAAGTATCTGTACGAAGAAACAGAAATGAATATGTTCGGATGTGTAATGATTGCACTATTATGTTATGTTTTTTTCCCAATTTTATTCATACCACGAAGCATAGGAATGATTGTGTTTTGGATATTTCACGTTGGGAGAAAGAAATGATTGGTGGATTGATAAAGGGGATATGGAAATGTGTGAATTTTGCAAAAACATTTATACCAAAGATTACACAAGCACAAAATACAAAGATTACATATACAAAGATGAACACGGTGTTTATATACATTTCGCAACTGGAGATAGTTTTATGGATTTTGATTATGAAATCAATAATTGCCCTATGTGTGGTAGGAAGTTAGCAGAAGAAAATGAAAAAGAAAAAATCAAGATAATATCTGACGGAGAAACCGCAAAGCTATTTATTGATGGCAAAAAAGTGCTTGGTAAAGATGTTGAATTACATTTTAGTGGTCATGCAGGAGAAGAACCAATGATTGTAATTGATGCAAATTGGATAAAAACAGATGAAAACAATGTACCAATGTTAAATGGGAAAAAGACGGAAGTTTTAACAGAAGGTATTAAGATAAATTGTTAGGAGTGTGTCATTATGAAAATAACAGAAATGAATAATTGCATTGAAAAAATGAGAGAGTGTTACAGTTTTGATGATGACAAAACGGAAATATATCTTGGAGGAGATGTGCGTAGTTTATGTAATAGATATATTTCTGTTTGTACAAAAGATGAAAATGGAACACAAATTGAAATGACAAGGCGTGCAGATGAATTAGTTGAAAAGTAATTTTTGATTGTTTGTGAAAGGATAGTGAAGTAAAAATGAAAAAGATACCTACGTTGTTTGAAAGAAAATATATAAGCAATTGCGTTGTAGAAACACTTCCAATTGTAAAAAAAGGTATGGAATGGGTTTTGAATGGAGATGGAGTCGCAACGGTAAAATTTGATGGTTCATGTTGCGCGATTATCAACGGAGAATTTTACAAGAGATATGACGCAAAGAACGGTAAACCAGTTCCAAAAGGAGCTATTAAATGTCAGGAAAAGGCAGACCCAATTACAGGGCATTTTCCATGTTGGGTAAAAGTTGATGATAAGAAACCAGAGGATAAGTGGTTCAGAAAAGCATATGATACTGCAATGCAGTGTTGTTTAAGTCCTTTAACTGATGGAACGTATGAAGCAGTTGGAAAGCATTTTAATGGAAACCCGTACAATAAAGATTATGATGACCTTATTCCACATGGGAGAACCATTGTTGAAGTAGAACGAACCTTTGATGGAATTAAGAAATATCTATCCGAACATTACATAGAGGGTTTGGTGTTTTGGAAAGACGGTATTCCTCAATGCAAAATTAAAAGGTCGGATTTTGGATTTGAGTGGAACAGTAAATAATTAAATTGCCGGCTAACAAACGGAGTTAGTCGCTAACCTAGAAAAATTATAGGCAGGATGCCTATTATAGCATCTCTGCTTGTGTGGAGGTGCTTTTTTAATGCATACAATTGAAGATGAGAAAAATATAAAAGAATACGAAAAATACATATTACGGAATGGAATAGACCGTAGTGTAATAGATGCATATTGCGAAGCAAGTAAAATTATACTTTGCGGAAGAAAAGACCGTGAATACGGATTGAAAGTTTCTACAAGAGCAAAAGAACTGATTTTTGAGTATATAAAATCAATTACAAATGGTGCTGACTTTAATTGGCTTGAAACACAATCTCAAAAAAACAAGCAGTCGTATGATATTTTAGATAAATATTACGATTTACTGCTTTATGAAGCACCTTACATTCTTGATAGTTACATTCTTTACATAGAAAAAAACAGACCTAAGAAAGAAAGATTTTACGAGCCTAGAAGAAAAACACTCAAACAAGTTGTCGATAAGTTTCAGGAACTTGAAGATGGAAAACTTGACGAATTGTTTATTCACATGGCGCCAAGGGTTGGTAAGAGTCAGATAATAACGCTTGCTATGTCATGGCATTGTGCAAAAGACGCAGAAAAAAGCAATTTGTATGTGACATACAAAGAGGGATTAGGCGGAGCATTTTTAACTGGTGTCATGGAAATCTGGACAGACCCAACATATTGTTTTTCCGATGTATTTCCAAAAGTAAAAGTTGCTGATACGGATTCAAAAAATCATAAAGTAGACCTTGTGAGAAAAAAGAAGTACAAAACACTTTCTGGAAAAGGATTGGAAAGTGGACTTAATGGAGAATATGACGCTTACGGATGGATGGTATTGGATGATATTCTTGAAGGTATTCAAGATGTTCTTAACCCGGACACACTCAAACGAAAGCAGATTATTTTTGACAATAATGTAATGTCACGTAAAAAGGAACAGTGCAAACTAATCCATAATGGTACAATTTGGAGTTTGCACGACCTTTATAGTGATAGATTGGATTTCTTGCAGAATAACCCAGAAGCCAAAAATATCAGATATGACATTTTGAAGATACCGGCTTTGGACGAAAACGATGAAAGCAACTTTGATTATGATTACGGTGTTGGATATACAACGCAATACTACCGGACGTTAAGAGCAAAGTTTGAAGAAAACGACGATATGGCATCTTGGTACGCACAGTATCAGCAGGAACCAATTGAAAGAGACGGTGCAGTTTTTAATCCAGAACATATGAGATTTTACAATGGTGTATTGCCGAAAGAAGAACCTTACAGAATATGTGCTGCTTGTGACGTTGCTTTAGGCGGAGAAGATTTCCTAGCATTTGCGGTAGCTTATATGTATGAGGATGGTTCAATTTACATTGACGATGTTGTTTTCGACAACAGTGAAAAGAAAGTAACAAAACCTAAAGTAGCAAACATGATTATTGATAATGACGTTGGAAGTGCGTTTTTTGAAGCAAACCAAGGTGGAGAGGGATATAAGGATGAAATCGAAGAATTACTAAAGAAAAAAGGACGAAAAATAAATCTACGTTCTGAATATGCACCTACAAACATGAGAAAAGCACAAAGGATATGGGATAAGGCTGGAAGTATTAGAGAGTTTTATTTCCGTGATGTTGGATGCCGAAGTCAGGAATACAGAAAATTCATGACAAATTTATACAGTTTTACGGTTACTGGAAAAAACAAACATGAGGATGCGGCGGATTGCCTTGCGTCTTTAGCATACTTCATTGAGGGAAATTGGAGTATGGCAAAAATAGAAGTGCCAAAAAACCCATTTAGAGGAGGTTATAGAAATTATGGATACTAAAACATATTTACAGCAAATTAGTAGACTTGACCGAATGATAAACAATAAGTTATCTGAAATACAGCAATTTAGAGAACTAGCAAGAAGTGTTTCTGCTGTAAAAAATGAAGAAAGAGTAAAGACAAGCCCTAATTTTGACAAAATTGGTTCTACCTATTGCAAAATTGAAAAGATGGAAAAGGAATTAGATGATTTAATCGACACTTACGTAGATAAAAAGAATTTTATTATTTCACAAATTGATGGAATTGACAACGAAACTTATTATCATATTTTGTTTGCTCGGTATGTTGAGAAAAAGACATTTGAAAAAATTGCAGATGAAATGACGTATTCATGGAGACAAACAATCAGAATACACGGAAGAGCATTGCAGGAATTTGAAAAGTTATATGGAAAAACATACAAAGATTGATAATATGTCATAGTATGTCATATTGCAATTATTATATAATATAAAATGAAGAAATCAAAATAAAACACTGCCCCAAAAAGGCGGTGTTTTTTTATTGCAAGAAACGAGGTTTTTATGACGGAACCAAAAACGATATATTGTCCAAGGTGCGGAAGAAAAGTAGCCGTATGGGATGGACGTTCCAGTATGAATATTTCTGTGAATTGTAAAAAATGCAGAAAAAGAGTTGTTTACCATGTAGATACCGGAACTACAGAGTTGAAAAAAATAGTACAAAGGACAACATCAAGTGGAATGACGTTTTGTTAGTGAGGTGCTTTAATGTTTAAGTATTATGGAAAAAACATAAGACCGTTTACGGCAGTAAATCAATGCAATTTTGGAAGAAAAGTAATTTCTACAAATAAATCCAAGATTACAAAATTAAATATTGTCGAAGAATTAAACAAGGCACTTTCGATTCACGAGCAGAATGCAAAAGAAATCAATTACCTTGATAGATATTACAGAGGAGACCAGCCTATTTTATACCGTAAAAAGGTAAATAGACCGGAGGTAAACAACAAACTTGTTTTAAATCTTGCTTATGAACTTGTTGAACGTAAGACTGCTGAAATATGTGCAGAGCCTATTCAGTATGTGTTACGTGGAACAGACGATAAGAAATCAGAAGAGATTACGGAACTGAATGTCACTATGGATTCTGAAAGCAAGCAAGAAGTAGATATTGATATTTGCCGTTGGCGAAGTATTTGCGGTACGGCTTATAGATTTGTTGGAAATGACAACGGAAACGGAGATTTGCTTGACGAAAGCGACTTTGCTTTGTTTTCGGAAGACCCACGCTATACGTTTGTTGTTTATTACTCAAATAGAAAACCCGCATTTTCTTGTCAAATTAGAGAAGATGAAAAAGATAATTCAATATACTTTTGCTATACGGAAAGAGAGTATTTTGAAATTGTTGACGGAAAAATTAAAAGTAGTGGGTTGAACGGAAATAACGCTATTCCGGTTGTGGAATATCCAAATAATGAAAGAAGGTTATCGGATATTGAGATTACAATTTCTATTACGGATTCAATCAATACATTATCTTCTGACCGGGTAAACGGAATTGAGCAGTTTGTTTCCGCATGGATTAAATTTGTGAATTGTGAGATTGACCAAGAAACATTTTCACAGATGAGATTAGAGGGTGCTTTAGTTGTTAAATCAAACAATGGCGAAAATAAAGCCGACGTTGATGTAATGACAAATGAGTTGAACCAAACAGAAAGTCAAGTTGTTTTTGATGATTTGTTTGAAAGGTTTTTGAGCATTCAAGGATTGGCTAATCGTTCCAACAACAATGCCGGAGGTGATACTGGAAATGCAGTAAACCTACGAAACGGACATTATGATGCAGGACTAAGAACGGCAATCAACGAACCGATACTAAAAAAATCGGAAAGAATGTCTCTTAGAATTATACTAAATCGTTTGCGCATAAAGCGAAATTTTACGCTTATGCCAAGCGACATTGAAATACATATCAACCATAATAAAATAGATAATCTGCTTACAAAATCAGAAGCACTTAAAATGTTACTTGAAGCAGGGGTTGATTACAAAAGGGCAATTAAAACTGTTGATTTGTTTAGTGACAGTGAGGCGGTTGCACTTGAATCAAAAGACAGAATGGAATATCTGTACCCGACAAGTAAGGATGTTGTAACAGAACCAAATAACAATCCAGTAAATAAAGAGGTAGTCGAATAGACTATCTCTTTTATTTTATAAAAATTTGCAGTTGTGCGTAAAACAACAGAACAATTCAAGCGGAGCAAACCGTGTTAAAAAACGTGAATTGACGGAGGTAATTATGACTAGAGAACAGGCAAAACAGAAACTTATTTCTTTTGGAGTGGCAGAGCCAACGGATGAGCAGATTTCAGATTTGCTTAATTCTATCAATGCTGAAACAAAGAAAGAAAAAGAAAGAGCAGATGACTATAAGGAAAAAGCTAATAGGGCTGATGAATTACAGACACAGCTTGACGAGCTTAATAGTCAGAACATGACAGAGCTTGAAAAAGCAACAACGGCACTTGAAACAGCAAACCAAAAAATTGCGCAGCTTGAAAAAAACGATGAAATTCGTACGCAAAGAGCAAAAGCAATGGAAAAGTTTGGATTAACAGCAGAGCAGGCAAGCAAAGTTGTTACAGATGATGGTGCTACAGATTATGAGGTTCTCGGTCAGATTTTTGCCGACAGTAAAAAAACGGCAATCGCTGAATATGAGAAACAGAAACTTGACGATACGCCTAATCCGGGTGGTTCTACAGGTGGAAACAATGGCGATGATAAGCCGGAAGATGTAAAAAATGCTGAAAGTATTTCGTTTGGAAATGTATCGGCTGAACAGTCAACTAAAGACTATTACAAAATTTAGGAAAGTAGAGGTAAAGAATTATGGGAAAACCAATCGTAAGAGATTTTACGCAGGGAAAAGGCATCTTAAAATTCTTCCCTTATGAGGGAGCGGCTTGCTTAGTACCGCAGACAATGAAATCTACAGCAGATGAAAATGGAAATAAAATTGTGCCGGCTGGTACACCTTTTCCATCTAATGATGCAGATTGCAAAGGTTATCTTTTGCATGACGTAGATGTTACACAGGGCGATGCACCAGGAACTTACGTTTATCAGGGAACAATTGATTGGACAAAGGTTACAAGCCTTTCTATTGCTGATGCGGCTAGAACGGCGACACCAAGAGTTACTTTTTATGGTGCGCCAAAAATTGAAGCAACTAAGAACAATTGATAAGAAAATAGGAGGTAGAAAAATATGCCAGCATTACCATTATCAGAAGCATTTACAGCAAGAAGCCTTGGTGTAATGTGGAACAATTATCAGAAGACATTAGGTTCTGAACCATATCTTGGCAGACAGAAATTTGGAACACGTAAACAGGATTCTCTTGACCTTAGATTTATCAAAGGGAAAAGTGGATTGCCAGTATCTCTGAAAGCATCTAATTTTGATGCGCAGGCAGAATTAAGAGATGTTGGTGGATTCTCTGATGTTACTAATAAGATGCCGTTTTATCGTGAATCTTACATGGTAACAGAAGAAGAGGAACAGGAGTATGACAACTATAGAACTTCTGAAAATGTAAATCTTGCAAACAGTGTTTTACGTGAGATTAGCAAAAAACCAATGATGTTAATTGAAGGAGCAAGAGTTGTTCCGGAACGTCAGATTTGGAGTTTACTTGCACCGGTTGACGGTATTCCTAAGGTAAAAGTTACAATTAATGGAAGCCCTTATGATGTTGAGTATACAAAGGATGAAGGTGCAGAATACAAAGAAAAGAACTTTAAGGAAATTACAGGAACAAGTGCTTGGAATAATCCAACAACAGCTGCTCCGCTTGACGATTTAATTACTGCAAAAAATGAGTTTGCAAAACAGACCGGATATTCTCTTACAAGATTTGCTATGAATACAGAGACTTGGGAAATGCTTCTTAAAGCAGAGGATACAAAAAAACAGGTACTTGGAATTACTGCTTATACTGGCGGTATCAGATTGCAGCAGGCTCAAGTTGCTGACTATCTTCGTGGATATGGAATTGAAATTGAAATCTACAATAAGTTGTATATGGATGAATCTGGAAAGGCACAGTATTTTATTCCAACCGGAATTGTATCTGCACAGTCTGCCGGTGTTTTCCTCGGAGACTATGTATTTGGAAAAACACCAGAAGAAAGAAGTGGAAGTCTTACAGACGGAAACCTTTCTATTGTTGAGACTGGTATTTCCGTATATACATACGCCACAAATCATCCAATCAACACACACTGTGTTGTATCTATGATTGGATTGCCTACGTTTGAAGGTATGGACAGCGTACTTGTAATGAAAGTTAAGGAGGACTAAGCCTATGATGATTGCTACACATTCCATAAAATATAACGGTGTGTGGTATAAGGCAGGAGATGAGATTAAAGAAACGGCAGAGGTTGATAATACTTCCTCTGCTTTTTCTAAGTCTTATACCAAAACAGAAATCAATCGTATGTCTACCGCTGATTTACAAAAACTTGCTAACGAACAGGGATTTGATAAAGCGGAAGAGATTAGCGGCGCAGATTTAAAGAAAATGTTGATTGAAAAATTCGGATTATAGGAGTTTGAATTATGGATGAAGCAATGGAAGTAGGACTGCAAGAAGAAATTATTGCAGATTTGACAATTGAATATGGAAATGAGCCTACGTTTAATGCTGACATAATTTTAGTAAAGGTCAAAGATGCTATACGAGAAGTTAAGAACAGAAGAAACTATCAGGCAACATCTTATACAGATGAGGAAGTTGAGAAAGACCTTTACGATAACTACTATTCCGTAATTAAGAATTTGGCAGTATATGATTTTGCACAGATGGGTGCACCATTTGAAAGTAGCCATAGCGAAAATTCAATTTCAAGGACTTGGGTTAGTCGTGATGATATTTTGAAATGTGTTTATCCATTTGTGCAGGTCTTATAGAAGATTGTGCGTGAGTTGTTTAGAGTATCTAAATTTCTCGCAGGGCGTTTCGTGTAAGCGGTGGAGGGCAACGAAACACTATAATTTGCGGAAAGGCGGTAAGGTATGAATATTGAGATTGCTTTACTTATTAGCGTTATTTCCGTTTGTTTTTCTGTTTACTTTGGACTAAAGAATAATAAGCGGACAGACACAAAAGATATAGAAGAACGCGTAAAAGACAACACAAGAATCAATGTAAAACTTGATGATATAGGTCAAGATACTAAAGAGATTAAATCAGAAATATCATCCATGAGGGAAGATATTAAAATGCACAATGACAGAATTATTAAAGTTGAAGAAAGTTGCAAGCAGGCTCATCACAGGCTTAACGGACTTGAAGAACGTCTCAACGGAAAGGAAGTAAGAAAAGATGGATAGTATTATGAGTTATGTAAAACCGGAACTGATTGTAGTAGCAGTTGTTCTGTATATTATCGGTGTCGGGATTAAAAAAATGGATGTTATCAAAGATAAGTACATTCCTTGTATTTTAGGTGTACTTGGTATTTTGCTTTGTGCCATTTGGGTAATGGCAAATACATCTATTGGAACAGTACCAGAAATGCTTATGGCAGTGTTTACATCAATTGTTCAAGGTGTCCTTGTTGCCGGGTTGAGTGTTTACGGAAATCAGCTTATTAAACAGATTAAATCAAGTGAGTAGGTGGTTGCCTTGATGACGTTGGCATCTAACAAACAAAAAATGTATTATTCGTTGCAAGACGGGCAAATACCGATATATGAAAGTTATACAGACGAAGAGGGAAATATAATTTACATTACGGATGATGATGGAAACAAGATTGAAACCGGAGAAACAACAATTGGTTATACAAAACCAGTTGAGTTTAAGGCAAACATCACAAATAAGTTAAATGAAGTTGTATGGCAAGACTATGGTATTGATGATAGTACAAACTATGCACAAATCATTGTTAGTAAAGGTTATTTGCCTTTGAAATCCGGTAGCGTGATTTGGAAGAAGTCAAAAATCGTATACAATGATGATGATAACACAATTCCAGATGAAAGCAGTGCTGATTACACGGTAAAAGGTGTTGCGGACGAGGGATTAAATGAGGACTTGTTCTTGTTAAAAAGGAATGTAAAGTAATGAAACGAAAAGTAAATATTCTTGGAACAGAATATGTGGTTAAAGAAAAGGAATTAAAAGATGCTGATTGCGATGGTTATTGTGATTACACAAATCATACAATCGTTATTCGTTCTGACAACTTTAACAATGTTGGAAATTTTAAGAATTTACAAAACAAACAATTAAGGCATGAGATAATTCATGCCTTTTTTAGTGAGAGTGGCTTACAATCCAATTTTGAACATTTACAGCAATTTGGTCACGAAGAAACAACAGTTGATTGGTTTGCGATTCAATCTCCAAAGATTTTTAAAGTGTTTCAGAAACTTGATATTATGTAGGTGGTTTTATGGCAACAAAGACATTCAAAACAGACCTGTCTGTAAGTGGATTAAATGCCCTTAAAAAGCAACTTTTACAATATAGGGATGAATTACCTATCAAATGCAAACAACTTGTTTCTATGTTGTTAAAAAGCGGTGTAGAGGTTGCGGAAACAAATATATCCGAAAGTCCATTAGGAAAGTATGTTACGGTTTCGACAAACATATCTGCTGACAAGATGGGGTGTAATGGTATATTGCTTGCTAAGGGGCAAGTAAAAGAACAAGATGGTTACGCACCGTTTAGTATATTGCTTGCTATTGAATTTGGTGCAGGTGTTCATTTTAATCCAACGCAAAATCCATTAGTAGGAAATAAATTTCCTTATGGCGTTGGTACATTTCCGGGGCAGACACACGCTTATGACGATATGTGGTGGTACTGGAATGAAAAGGAACAAAAATGGATGCCTACGCATGGTGTAAAAGCCACTATGCCTATGTATAAAGCCGGAGAAGATATAAGAAGCAAAATTATAAAGACGGCAAAAGAAATATTTTGAAAGTAGGTGGTGCATATGTCGGTGGAATGGGATGAATTAGTGCCATCTACTGTATTCTCAAGGATAAAAACAAACTTTTCTGATAGTTTGAAAAAAAAATACAAAATGACAGATAAAAACTTTTCTTCCGTTGGAAGTAGTAATACACCAGCGGTTTTTCCTTTTGTAAGATTGCAATTGTTACCCGGTTCAGAAATCGGAGAAGATTTAGAGGGTGATAAAATCAATGCGGAAAAGTTTTCTTTTCAAATTGATGTGACTGATAATAAATCACAAGCAAGAGCAAAAGAAGTTATAAGGGAAGTTAAGAGAATTATGAAAACAATGCGTTTTCGTGGTTCTTCAATGCCTACGCAAGATGATACAAAAGACACTTACCGGCAAACTGCTAGATTTAGCAGAACAATCGGAAAGAATGACGTATATTGACGTAAATACAAGCCGAAAGGCTTTATTTTTTTATTAAATTTAAGGAGGTAACAAGATGGCTTCAACAAGTTATTTGGCAAGAATTATCTACAAAGAACACAGCGAAGATGGATTTGCAGGAACATACAAATTGATGTTACGTGCAAAGTCAATCCCATCGCCAACATCTGCACCGAACACTGTAGAAAGTACCACGATGGAGGATGATGCACAGACTTTTGAAATGGGTATTAAACAGTCTGACGCAAAAGAGTTTGTAGGAAACCTTGAAAAAGATGATTTTAGTGCTCTTTTGAATGTTGAGGGTAAAAAATGCGACATTATTCAGTTGTATGGAACGGATGGCGTTGGTGGTGTTGCCAAAGCAGCATATGTAGGGCAGATTACACCTACTGTAAATGATGTAGGCGGCGTAGATGAAATTCTTGAAATGACCGCTACCGTTGTTCAGAATACCGTGCCTAAATGGGTTACTGAACAACTTACAGTCGTTGATAACAAGGATGGTACTTTCACTGTTACAAAAGTGGGGTAACAAGCTATTCAACGAGAAACAATAAAAAGGCTGTGTTGAGTAGCGAGGATGAAGAGACAGCCGAACCGGAACTCGAATAATATATGCAGTAAAAAAGAGAGCCACCTTTCGGGGTGGCTCCTTTCCACTAAAAGTGGGGAAAGGATAAATCATTATGGAATTAAAGGTTAAAGGTAAGGAATACAAGGTTAGATTTGGATATAACAGTTTCTGCGACACAGATTTGATGGACAGAACAAAGGATTTGCTTGGGATTTTTGACAGTGAAGAAGTTGAAAATGACAGCGATGTTGGCGGCATTGGTAAGGTTAAAGAATTGTTTTGCTGTGTTCGTGATTTGCTTTACGTTGGATTTCAGAAAGAAAATCCAGTTGAAAGCGTTCAGGAAGTAGGAGATATTCTTGACGATTACCACGATGAATCTCCAGATAAAGGAATCCTTGATTTGTTTACGCAGTTGACGGAGGAATTGATGAGTAAGGGTTTTTTGGGAGACCTGTTAAACCAGATTGGGGAGACAGAGGAAGCATCGGAGAAAGTAACGAAACTTCCGCAAGACCACAAGAAGCCACAGAAAAAATAAATAAGTCATACTCGGATTTTATATATGAAGATGTAATACCTCATTATCTTTCCTATGGAGTTGATTACGATAGGATTATGGAAAGTTGTCCAAAAGACTTATATCCATATGACAAAGCACATGAACTCCAATTAAAAGAACAAGATGAATTGCAACATATGTGGTGGGGCAATTATGGCATATCTGCTTTGGTTGTAGCCATAGACAGTTGCTTAAATGGTAAATCAGCAAAATCGGAATATATTAAAAGTCCAATTATGGCAAAAATGTTTGAAGAAGAATATATGACAGAAAAAGAAACAGAAGAACGTGAGATAAAGAAAGCAATTGAAATTGAAAAACAGTGGATGGCAAGGTCTATGAACAAAGGATTGCCGGAAACAATCATATAAGGAGTGTTGAAAAATGAAAAAAGAACATTCAATCAGAATTGACAGAAAAAAATTACATCCATGGTTAAATTACAAACTTGGACTTTTGCTTAAAGAGTGTGCAAAAAATGGAATCTATCTGATTATTACAGAGGGACTTCGTACAAAAGCACATCAGGATTCTCTTTATGCACAAGGAAGAACAAAACCCGGTGTAATAATAACAAATGCTCCGGGAAGTTCTTATTCTTCACAGCATCAGTGGGGTATTGCTTTTGATATTGCAATCAATGATTCTAAACTTCTTTATAACGATAAACTGATTAGAAAAGTTGCGAAGATTGCAAAATCAAAGAAAGTCGGTTTGAAATGGGGTGGAAATTGGAAATCCATTGTTGATACTCTGCATTTTTACCTTGGAAAATGGGGAAGTACAACTAAAAAATTAAAGAAAACGTATGGTTTTTTTGACAAATTCAAGAAAACATGGACCGGTAAATTACGTTGCAACACATATTTGAGGAAAGGACGTTTGTTTACGTCTAAAAAACTTATGACAATCAAAAAAGGTGAAACCGTACGGATTCTGTGGAAATCAAAAGTAAGCAGAGTTGCCAAAATTGAGTATGCAGGAAAGTACGGTTTTATTAGATTGAAAAATCTTGCGTAATGCAAATGATAGATAGTGAGGTGTTAGTATGTCAGAAACAATTGAATCGTTGGATATTAAAATAAATGCAACGGCAAAAAGTGCCAAAGATGAAATCACAAATCTTGTTGGTAAAATTGATGTATTAACATCTTCACTGTCTAAGATTAACGGTAGCAATTTAAGCGGACTTGCAAATGGAGTATCAAAACTTGGAAATGCTACCAAAACATTAAGCGGAGTAAAAGCAACCGACTACAATAGAATTGCAAAAGGGTTTGAGCGTTTTGCGAAAATTGATGTTGGTGGATTATCTCGTACTGCCAGTGGGTTGAATACACTTGCAAATGGTCTTAACAATCTTGGAAACATTCAGAATCTTGGTGGCATTACATCTGCCGTAAATGCAGTTAAAAACCTTTCAAAAGTGAATATGGCTGGATTTGATACATCCAAAATGACAGAGATTGCAAATTCTGTTTCAGATTTAGCAACCAAACTTAGCGGTGTATCTGCAATTGAAAGCACTGTGACACGTGTTGTGGGTTCTTTAGCAAGGCTTTCTAATAGCGGTCAGTATATTGGTAATGTAACAACAGAATTTCCGATTTTAGGCGAACAAGTAGTAAAACTGGTAAGCAAATTATCTTCTGCAAATGCAATTGATATTAGCATTACAAAAGTTGTAGAAGGCATTGCTAAACTTGCAAATGCCGGAAAGCGTGTTGGTGAAACAGTTGCAAACCTCGATAAACTTGGTAACGGTGTAATGAATTTGCTGAAAAAACTGCAAAATGCACCTCAAATTAACTCAAACGTAGCCAACACAATTAAAGGTCTTGGAAACCTTGCGTCAAGCGGTAGTAGAATTTCCACTGTTTCTGATAGAGCATCAACAAGCACTAAAAAACTTGGAAATGCACTTAGTTCATTAAAAGACAAATTAAAAAGCGCACATAAATCATCAAAAGGTTTTGTAAGTAGCATTGGTATGTTTTATGCTAAGTTCTTTTTGGTAATTCGTGCTGTAAAGAAATTCGGTCAAGCAATTGGTTCGGCACAGGACTACATTGAGGAATTTAACTATTTTTCGGTTGCGCTTGATAAGGTTGGAAAAGACAGTGCTAACCAGTTTAAGAAAGCCGGTTATAATAGTGCGGAAGAATATGCAGGAAGTTTCCGTAAAAGATTTGGAAAACTTCAAAAGCAGTTGACCGGATATAAGGTTGATTATAATACTGGAGATGCAACAAATACTTTTTCACACAACCTTGGCTTGGATTTAACAGAGGTTATGAATTACAATGCCGCTATTGCGCAGATTACGAACTCTGCCGGTATGCTTGGTGAAACGTCGATTGATTCCGCAAAAGCACTTACTATGTTATCCGCAGATTGGGCGTCTTTAGCAAACTTAGACACCGCTGACGTTATGCAAAACTTTCAATCAGCGCTCGTCGGCCAGAGCAGGGCCGTTTATAAATACGGGCTTGACATCACCTCCGCAGGCTTAGCACAAACTGCTATGAATCACGGTATTACAGAAAGTATTAAGAACCTTTCGCAACAGTCAAAAATGCAGTTACGTGTTTTGACTATGTTGGAACAGTCAAAGGTTGCATATGCTGATTTGGCACGTACAATTAACCAACCTGCAAACCAGTTGAGGATGTTGCAGGCTGGATTTAAGAAATTATCTTTGACAATTGGCTCCTTGTTTATGCCGATTGTTCAGAAATTGTACCCATATATGAATGCTGTGGTTATGGTTTTGCAGGATTTTGCACAGTGGGTAGCAAAACTGGCAGGAATCAAACTTGGTGATACGGATGGTTCACGAAAAACACCAGAGGTACCGGACTACTCCGATGCGGCAGATGATACGGATAAAGTTGCTAAGAACATGGATAAGACGGCTAAAAAGACAAAAAAAGCCGCCGACAATTTGCAGACATTCGACCAAGTAAATAAATTGCAAGACGACAGTGATAGCGATAGTGGTGATACAGACCCTTCTGGTGGAAATGCTAATATTGACCTTTCTAAGGATATTAGCGACGCATTAAAGAACTATGAAAAGATATGGGATAATGCTTTTAAGAGCAACCAGAACAAAGCAGTTGAGTTGTATAAAAAGATGAAGAAAGCAATCCTTGACGCATGGAAAGGTGGAGATTTTACTTCTCTTGGTTCGGCACTGGCTAACTGGATTAACAAGGGAATGAGAAACATTCCATGGACAAAGATTAAAAAGACTACGAAGAAGATTGCTAAATCTCTTGCTACGTTTTTGAATGGATTTGTCAAAAAACTTGATTGGACAAAACTTGGAGAAAATTTCTCCGAGGGATTGAATACATGGTTTGAAACATCATACACCTTTTTCAAGACGTTTGATTGGCTCAAATTCGGTCAAAGTATTAAAGAGGGTATAACATCTGCCATAAATACTTTTGACGGTGATTTAGCAGGAAAATCGCTTGGAGCGAAGTTGCGTGGTATGATTCAGTTTGCGTTTGGCGTTATGGTAGACTTCCCATACAAAAACCTTGGGAAGAAAATTGGAGATTACATCAATGGATTTCTTGAAGAGATGGGAGAAGTACGCAAGAATACTGGTTTAACTGGATGGCAGGAGTTAGGAAAGACAATCAGTGATGGAATTACTGGAATACTTGATACGATTGACACCGCACTTTCTACTGTAAATTGGTCGGAAGTTGGAAAAGCAATTGGAGATTTTCTTTCTGAAATAGAATGGGGAAAAACACTTTTGAAAGTAGGGAAAATAATAGTCAAAGCATTGTTTAGTGCCTTGAAAGTGGCTATTTCTGCATTTGCTAGAGACCCATTAGGTATTGCATTTAAGTTATCAACGGTTATTGCTGGATTTATGGCTTATAAAAAATTCAAAGCCGTATGGGGCGCAATGAAAATAATGTTTGGAAAGGGAATACAAGATTCTCTGGTTAAATCAGCAACAGAAATAAAATCGGAAAAAATAGCGTCAGCATGGAGCAAGAAATTTAGTACAATAGGAACAAAATTAGGAAAACTGGTTGGAAAACTTATGGTTGTTGAAATTGCTTTTCAGATTGCCGGCGCAATTACTGATAAGTTGCTTGAAGCATCTGGCGGTGACAGCAAACAACTTACGAAAAACTTAAAAACTATATACGGAGAAAAAGGTGGAAGTTTTGCCGCTGCATTGCTTTCTACGGTTTCAGGAATTACTGGTGGTGATTATCAATCAACGTATGGTTGGAACGCACATGCTGGTGGTGATGTAGACCTCAAAAAAACAATTTCACGATACAGTGAATTTTCAAGTGAATTAACTGAATTACAGAAAAAAATGGATGAACTTGGTATTGCCGCTCTTACGCAAAATAGTATTTTAAGTAAAACAGGAAAAAATTTGCGAAAAGGTATTATCACAAAAAAATCCGTAAAAGAAGCAGTTGGCAAAAAAGGAATAAAAAAGGATGAATTGCAAAATCTTCTTGGTATAAATGGAGCAGAAAAAACAGCAGATTACGAAAAAGCACAAAAGAAATTAAAAACTACGATGGAAAAATTAAATGTTCCAGCAAAAGAACAAAAGAGTATTTTGAAATCGTTGGAAACAGAACTTAAAAATGGTGAAATTACATGGGAAGATTACAAAAAGATAACAGATAAGAACTACAAGTCAACAGACGCATTGAAAAAGAAAATTGATTCATTGAAGCCAAAAGCAGTAAAAATCAAGGCTGAAACATCTGGCGGTGATGATGTTGATAGTTTGCAGGGAAAAGTAGATAGCGTAAATAGCAAAACAGTAACAATTACGGCTGGAATTAAAGGGGTTGATATAAAGACGTTTGGAGATTTAAGTGTTGCGATGAAAACCATGAAAAACCGTGATATAAATGTGAATATTTCCGCTAATTTAAGGAAAGCGTGGTATAAATCTGTTCAGAAAGAATTGTATTCACGGACGTTTTCTATCAACGCAAATACAAAAGTGATAAAGGCTAGTGGTAAGGAAGTTGAAAAAGCAACTAAAAGCCAAACTGGAAAGAAATACAACGGAGAAAAGTTTAAGAAACTGATGAACGCTGCTGGAACCACACAAGACCAGTGGGGAAGAGTTGTTATACCTGGAGCAATAGATTACAATGGTAGTAGCAAAAAGGCTAAAGCGGCACAGCAGAGTAAAAAGTGGAAAGAACTCATTAAATATTTGAAGAAGTACGGAATAGCAACAAATAATCCAATATTGTTTGCTAACGGTGGATTTCCGGAAGATGGATGGTTTCGTGCAAAGCACGGCGAAATGATGGGTAAATTCGACAATGGTAAGTCCGTTGTTGCAAATAACAAACAGATTACGACCGGTATTTCCGAAGCGGTTGCACCGGCTGTTTATGCGGCTACAAAGGCGGCAATCAAAGAGGAATTATCGAATGCAAATGTCGGTGGCGGTGATGTTTACCTTGACGGAACAAAAGTAACAACGGCAATTATGAACAACGCAAAGAAAATATCCAAGAACAAAGGAATTTCTTGGAACATGGCTTAAAGGAAGAGGCTCATGCGAATGGGCCTCTTTTTTATGTGAAAAAGTTAGGAGGTGTCATATGGCATTTACGTTGAAGTTTGGTTGGACTAAGGACAGTTTAGAAGATATGCCAACACCAAAATATGAGGGATGGAAAATCTCAAGAGAAAAAGTGTGGAACGCAAAAGCAGGGAGAAGTTCAAAAGCACTTTACAACGGAAAGATAGTTGCAAAGAAAGTAACGCTTGACATGGCATTTCCGGCAAATTTGACGCCAAGCGAAATCAAGAAGTTGATGAAGTACGCAGACCCGGATGATTTATCAAACCGGTACGGCTACATACAGTTCACCAATGAAAAAGGAGAAAAAGAAACAAAGCAGTTTTATTTTGGAAACCCTAGTTTTGACGCAATGACTTTCATTAAGGGGAAGTTTATTTGGTCTAGCATACAGATACAGGCGGTGGAGCGATGAGTTATACAGCAAAAGTTTTTTATGTTTTGGAAAGCGACCCTACATATACATTGAAATATGATTCACATGTAAAAGATGTAAATATCGGAGATTCGTTTAGTTTGTCTTTTTTGGATTTTGACTATAACGGAACTCATTACTATGTAAAATACGCTATCAATAACGGAAGTGTGTATAAACGTGGCGTAAATACGATTGATTGCAAAAGCATGATGATTTCCGATGATTATAGGTATATGTCTTGGTACGTGTTCTGCACAGAAGATGAAACAGATATTACTGGAGACTGTGCAGTTTCCTATACTGACATAGCAACAGAATTATATTTGAGTATAAGCACAGGAAATTCGGATAGTGTAAGCACAAGAGGAAAAGAAACGCTAATATCTGTAAGTATATCGCAAGGTTGTGTTAGTGATTCATTTGCCAGTTATGGCTCTACTTATAGTCCTACTATGAGTTGTGAAATGTATGCAGAAAATAACGATTTTACGGATGCCCTTATTGCAAAGACATATTACGATAATACATTAAAAGGAACTATTGTAAATGCATGGATTCTTATAGGAAATGAATTTGCATATCCGGTACCTATCGGAAGATTTGTTGTAAAAGAAAATCCAACATACAACGGTGATACTGTTTCATTTACTGGAAACGGTTTAATGAGCGAATACATGGATAGAGCAGAAATTGTCATTAGTTCGCTAAACGAATATCACAAAACGGAATTGGAAGAAAAATACGTACCTAGCCAATTGCAGTTTATCTACACACGTGACGACGTTTATTATTGGGAGTATTTGCCGCAAGACTTTTTGCGTGTCACAGGATGTCCGCTATACATTGATAATTGGAAAGATGTTTTATCGTCAATCAAACAATATAAGTTGTACCATTTGATGATTCCTATGTTATCAAATTTTGCGGACAATGATGAGGATGGTTACGATTGGGATTGGAAAAGCAGAATCACATGGAGAGATTTGTTGTCTGGTATAGCAGTTTTGTTACGTGCAAATGTGATTGAAAAAAACGGTGCTTTTTATATTAAGCAGTTACCAGAGTTGCAAGCAGATAACAATTACAGACCTATATTTAATGGAGATACCTATGATTCTAATGCGATTTTTGGAAACAACCTTATGTGTCCAAACAACGTATCTGTAAAGGCTAATAATTGGTACTTTTACGAGACAAACAGTGATTATGTTGGATTTGGATATTATGACGGTGAATCCACGGTCGTATTGAATGACAAGGCAAGCGGTGTATCGAATGTAGAGAATTATCCAGTGACGATTGAAACACCTTGGATATTATACGAAACGCTTGACAGGAATACGGTTCATACGTATTTAGGACAAGTTACGCCAATGCAGTGGAAAACAGGGTTATCCTTTTTGAACAAGGCGTTTGTTTACCATAAAGCGAGTATCGAAACAATGTACTGGCATCCTCTTATGTCGGTTGGTGAAATGCTTACGTTCGAGGACTATGACGGAGTTAAGAAGTATGTGTTTGTCGGAGAAATGACGCTACACTACGATGGTGGATTTTATGCGGAGATTACATCGCCTTGTGAAGTGACAGAGAGTAACACATCTTCTGGTGGTAGTAGCGGAACTAATAGTTACAACAATGGAACAATGGCGCAGGCAAGCGGAACGGTTACTAGTACAATCCTTGGTGCTATTTTCAAGGATGGAGTTATTACAAATAGTAAAATTGCGGATTCCACGATTGAGAATAGCAAGATTAAGGATTCTACAATCACCAACGCAAAGATTGCGGATGCTACGATTGAATGGGAAAAGGTGTCGAAATCTTTTATTACGGATTTGACGGCAGATAATGCGTATATTGAACATCTGAAAGCAACTATCGGTGAGTTTGGATATATTACTGCCGAAAATGCTGATTTGACATATGCAACTATTAAATCACTGCAAGCAGTAGATGGAAAGATAGACACCCTCACAGCCAAAGCAATTACAACGGACAATTTGGAAGCCAAAGTTGCTACATTAGGGTATTTGTCGGCTGAATCGGCAGACATTAAATTTGCCACCATAGAAAGTCTTACAGCGGTAGATGGGAAGATAGATACATTGTCCTCAAAGGCTATCACTACAGAAAACCTTAGTGCAAAGGTAGCAGACCTAGGCTATTTGTCAGCAGATAGTGCAGAGATTAGTTACGCAAAGATTGATTTTTCAAATGTTGGAACGCAAGTAGTTAGCTCATCTATGATTATTGATGGAGCAGTAACCAACGAAAAGGTTGCTAATCTTTCTGCAAACAAAATTACGAGCGGTACAATTGACGCAAGCAAAATTACCGTAACAAACCTTAATGCTGACAATATCACGGTTGGAACAATTAACGGAAAACGTATAGGAAATCAATCTATTACACTTGATAAGCTGTCGGAAGAAGTCCCAACAAAGGAATATTTAGACAAAGTACAATCTGATTTACAGGGTCAGATTGATGGTGCAATAGAAACTTTTACCAAGACAGAAATCCCAACATTGAATAATGAACCGGCAAATGCTTGGACAGATGATGCCACAAGAAAGAAGCATATCGGAGATATTTGTTATGTATTGAATCCTACTTCAAGTGCAGATGGTTACTGCTATCGTTTTGCTGATTTAGGGTCAAATGGTGTTACCGATTATCAGTGGGTACTTATCAAGGATTCTGATGTAACAAAAGCACTTCAAGAGATTATTGATATTAACGGAGAGATTAAAGGAATTAAGCGTTTCGACAGTGAAATTTCTGCATGGAAAGTCGATACGGATTCAGAGTTATCAAGCCTTAAAACAAGGACAATGAATCTTGAAACAGAAATGGGGGATAAGGTCAGCACAAACATATTTAATAAGGTTAAGCAGACGGTAGATGAAAATTCGGCATCCATTACGTCATTATCTGTTACGGTTAGTAAAAAGGCTGACGGCAGTACCGTAGAAACACTGAAAAATACCGTAAATGAGGTGAAACAAACCGCTGATTCAAACAGTTTGTCAATTAGCAGTATGCAAACTGAAATTGGTAAAAAGGCTGACGGTAGTACAGTTACGGAGTTATCCAAGAAGACATCTAGCCTTGAACAGAACTTGGATGGGTTCAAAACAGAGGTTAGCAAAACATACACCACTAAGACGGAGTTTGATGATTTAAGTATTGGTGGTAGGAATTTATTTAGACAATCTGGTCATTGGACTACTAAACCAACGTGGTGGATAGATAATTCCGGTGGTCTTGAACTTGATACGTCGGTTCAGTATATGGGATACAATACGATAAAAACAATCGTTGGTCCAGGTATCGCTGGAAATAATGGCCGTTATTTCGAAGTTGATACAAATAAAATATACACATATTCCGCTATGATTAAATTGACCGGTGATGATTATGCAGGAACTCCTAGTACACCGCTTCACTATCAGTGTAGTTCTAACGGCACTGATTGGGGTCAAAATACCGGAGTCGATATTATTAAGTACAAACAAGGTTTGGTGAATGGCGAATGGACTTTATTATATCTAACATTTAAACCAAGAGGAAAATATTTTAGACCGTTTGTATATATTGGTGGTGTTGGTAGCGGTGGCACTAGGGTGTTTAATATCGCATATCTCAAACTCGAAGAAGGTAACAAACCTACCGACTGGTCTCCAGCACCAGAGGATATTGAGCAGACTGCTAAGTCTTACACAGACCAGAAAGCGGACGAGATTTCGCAGGTTGTTTCTAAAAAAGTTGGTGCAGATGAAATCATATCCAAAATCAATCAGACGGCTGAAACGATTACTATTGACGCTAGTAAACTGAATCTGACCGGGTATGTTACAATCGAAAACTTAAAGGACAGTGGCACTACGGAGATTAACGGTGCAAATATTATCACTGGAAGTATTGACGCTGATAAGTTGAATGTTACGGATTTGAGTGCGTTGAATGCAAGCATTGGCGGATTTAGAATAACCGAAGATGCTATTACAATAAGTGGAGACGAATTTTATACCGCCTTGTCGTCTAAGCCTTTGACCGATGCAACACCATATGGCGCACTTGTTAGTTATTGGAGGATGAATAAGGCAGGAACCTATTACGGAAGTTACTCACAGATTTCGTATGGAATATTTGAAGCAGGAACAATATCTGGAGCAACGGCAACATATACACCTCATTTCAAAATAAATGGGGATTCTGTCACACTTAAAAAGATTGATACAACATTAAGAGTTGCTACCGAATATGGTTTAGGTGCTTCACTAACGGACTATTCATTGCAGATTTCCCCTACAAGTGGAAACCACATGAATATTGGACAACGCACAATTCAAGCAGTCGACAAGAACAATGCTGCGACAACTTTATATTTAAACAGTTACGGAGGAAGCGTTTCAATTGGTAGAGTTAATGGGGCTGGAACCACCACATTAAATGCTAACGTTGCTTTCGAGAAGAATTGTTCGAGTGTAACAACATCGACACCTAATTCAACCAATTTATATGGTATTACAATGAATGGTGGATTATTCAAAGCCGTAGTATTTCGCAACTATCCAATTGCTTCAGCATCCCCTTGGTCAAGCATTGTTCAAACAAAGTTAATGTCGGGTGATTCCGGTGCGGCAGATGTTACCCAGTATCACAACATGGTAACTGGTAGAGGTGAATGTATTAGAGTGGCTTTTAATGCTAATACTGGAAACCTAGCCGTTAATGCACAGTATAACGACATAACCAATGATACCCTGAACGGAATAGCAATATTCCCAGTGTTACAATAAATAATTCAAAATTTAGGAGGTAAAAAGAAATGGATGAAAACAAAATCACAATCATTGACTACGTGGAGAAGAAATTGTCTGCTGAAATCGCAGAACTTAAGGTTCTGCTTGCAAAGACGGAGTTTAAGGCTTTTGCTTTGCAGGAAGAGAACGAGCGGTTAAAAGCACAGTTGGAAGAAAAAGAGAAAAAATCCAAAAAGGATGAATAATATTTTTGAACCCTACATATAATATATTACATGGCAATCCCATGTAATCAAGTTTCGGTTTGGGAGAGGGGTTGCAAATTCCCCCTTTCCCTGCAATTATATGCTAGGAGGAGATTTATGATAGGCGAACGCAGGAAATATAGAAGAAAGTTAAAGAAACTTATTTCCAAGATGAAAAACGTAGATTCGTTGAGATATTACTACGTTTACATTGCAGAAAAAGAAAGATTGAAAGGTAATACTTATAAGGTATAATGAAATGGAGTAGGATAAAAACCCTACTCCGTTTTTTTATGACAGTTTATCGTATCTTGATTTGATAGATGGTATTGTCATTTTTTTGTTTTTCTTTCCATCTCTCTTTAAGACGTAGTAAGCGGTTCTTCTTACAGTTCCCCATACGGAAAGCGTTTTCCCTCTTCTGTAGCCATAATATTCTTGGTATCCTTGGCTCATGTATACTTCATAGTATTTCCCACCAGACTTTACGATTACGGTCAAGTCACTATCCAATGTATCTTCCTTTACATTTTCTATTTTGCCTTTGATTTTTGTTTTCTTTCCCTTGTACTTACCTTTTTTCAATTTGGAATAATTGTATGATTTACACATTTTCTTATATTTCTTCCTTGATGGCTCTTTCTTGCCAGACCATCCCTCTTTGAATCCGTCTGCAAACTCTGAAAATATTCCCATTGTCCTTGCCGGTATAGCGGCTTTTGAAATTGTTGGAACACATACTGAAATAGTAAGCATTAGCGTTGTTGCTACTGTTAATAGTTTCTTCATAAAACACATCTCCAATCTTTTTTATTTATACAATAATGATACCATTCATTATTTAGTATCAGTTTTGCTTGCTCTCCAAAGCAAATCAATTCCCTCTAAGATATATTTTCTGGCTTTCTCATCGAGGGTATAATATTTCTTAATGGCTTCTTTTAGTTCTACATCTTCTGAAATATGAGCGTCCAAAAGGGCATCTTCTTCTGAATATCTTTTTTCTGTTCCAGTCATAAGATAATCTACAGATACATTAAGGTATTCAGAAATCTTTAATATCCTATCATCTGGGAATACACCCTTTCTTAATTGACCAATATATCCATTGGCGAATCCGCAATCAGATTCTAGTTTTGATATTGGTATTTTTCTTTCTTTACATATTGCTTTTACTCTCTCAACTGCGTTCATCTCTTGTACCTCCATTTTTTTAGAGAAAAACCTAAAAAAGTGCTTGACAAATTAGAGAACACTCTATATAATGAGATTAGGATTTAGAGAAAAGCCTAAATTACATAAAATAAAGAGTTCTCAAAAATAAGTTTCTTGACAATTCTTATTTTAGATAATTCTCTAATAAATGTCAAGACTTTTCTCTATTTTCTAATAAATAGAGAGGAGGAAATCCCATTGATTTATAACAAAATAATAAAATACTGCAATGAAAACAGCTTATCTGTTTCTGCATTTGAGAAGAAATGCGGTCTTGCAAACGGAACAGTAGGCAAGTGGAAAGATGGTGGAAATCCATCACTTGAAACATTGCATAAGATTGTTTTGGCAACATGCATTCCGATTGATGAATGGATGAAAGAAAGCGAGGTGTGAGCGTGAACGAATTACAAATCTTTAATAATGAAGAGTTTGGAGAAATCCGAACAATCACAAAAGATAACGAGCCTATGTTTTGCCTTATGGATATTTGCAAGGCTTTAGACATGAAAAATCCAACAATGGTTGCTTCAAGATTGGAAGATGATGAAGTGACTAAGTTTGACTTAGGCAGTAAAAGAGGGGAAACAAACTTTGTTACAGAAAGCGGATTGTATGCGGTTATTCTTCGTAGTGATAAGCCGAATGCAAAGAAGTTTCGCAAGTGGGTAACTGGCGAAGTGCTTCCATCTATCCGCAAGAACGGCGGTTACATTGCCAATCAGGAGAATCTTACTCCAGAACAGATTGTAGCCAACGCATTAGTTGTGGCACAGAACATCATAACTCAAAAGGACAAGCAGATTGAGGAAATGACACCAAAGGCGAATTACTTTGACGCTTTGGTAGATAAGAAATTGAATACCAACATCCGTGACACCGCAAAGGAACTTGGTGTTGGAGAAAAAGCATTTGTTTCTTTCCTTATTGAAAAAGGATATGTTTTTCGGCAGGGAAAACACAAACAGTTGCGTCCATATGCCAAATACGCAGAGAGCGGAAACGGCTTGTTTGTCTTAAAGGACAAGCACAACGAGCAGAACGGTTGGACAGGACAGCAGATGTATGTCACTCCAAAGGGAAAAGAAACATTCCGTCTGCTTTTGGAAGAAAGGGAGTGAGCCTATTATTCAGAAGATGATATTGGCGGTTCTGACATTTCTTCTTATTATAACAGTGGCAACAAGCGTGTTTAAGGATGTATACGCTTACGAGCCGGAATATGCACAAGAAGATACGTTATTTATAAAAACAGAAGAACCGCAGGTAAATGTGATTCCAAATGCAAATACGAACAGTTCTTTGGAATCCGCAAAACACATAAAGCAAAAGAAAAAGTCAAAGAAGAAACACAAGGAAAGGAAAGGCGTTCAATTCTTGATAACTGCATATTGTCCTTGTTGCGATTGTTCAGAGGGGTACGGAAAGATAACTTCTACTGGCAAGATACCAAGGCAGGGAAGAACAATAGCGGTTGACCCTAAAGTCATACCGTATGGAACAAAGGTAAAAATCAAAGGTCTTGGAACATTTATAGCCGAGGACTGCGGCGGTGCGATAAATGGGAATCGAATTGACGTATACTTTGAATCTCATGCAGACACAGAGAGATTCGGAGTGCAAAGAAGAACAGTATTTATATTAGGAAAGGATGAGTGACAATGATTAAGACAGATGCTAAACCGGCAACACCAGAATTGATTGCAAATTTAATTGAACTTGGTGCAATTTACGTGAAAGACGGAGAGTTTTATGCAAATGAACCGGGAACATACAGAAAAGAAAAGGAATAGCACCATTGACCGCAAATCAAACTGCTATTCCAGTAGCAAATAACTATGTGTTATTTGCGCTCATTTTATCAAATAAGGAGTGAAAAGTCAAGATGAATACAATTTTATTAAGAGGTACCGTGGCGAGTAAGATTAAATTCTCTCATTCGTCGCATGGTGAGAACTTTTATGAATTTCGTATTAAAAGCGAAAGAAAAAGCAAGAAAGAGGATGTGATAATCTGCTTGGTTCCGGAAATCGTTCTGGAAAAGTGTTTAATCAAAGAAAACGAGAAGATTGAAGTCCAAGGAGAAATTCGGACTATCAATAGGAAAAATCATAAGCACATTTATGTATTTGTGCAGGACGCTATGTGCGGTGGAGAGGTAAATTCATTGTTGGACGTAAATGAAGTAAAAATGGATGCGTATATTTGTATTCAACCTAACTTACGGCGCACATCTGCTTCCAATAGAAGAGTATGCGATGTCATTGCAGCAAGTAATCGGCAATACGGCTCCGACTATATACCATGTATAGCATGGGGAAGATATGCTACATACGTTTCAAAATGCGATGTAGGTACTCATCTGGAAATTTCCGGAAGATTGCAGAGCCGTGAATATCACAAGCAGATGGACGATGGCACAGTAGCAGTAAAAACCGCTTTTGAAGTATCAGTTTCAAAAGTTAAAGAAATCGGAAAGGAGAATGAGTATGAGGAAAGCAATGATTCAAATACCGCAGAAGAGGTTTGAAGAACTTATAAAATTGGAAGAAAGAGTAAATGTTGCTGTCGAAACTGCTATGAATGAAGAATATACTTCTGTTACTGATATTTTGTTTATCCTTGGGACTGAACTTGCTTATGATATAGCAAATGAAAGAAAGGAGAAATATAAGAAGTGGATGAAAGAAAAAATGGAATCTTGATTCCAAACAAAGAATATCGTGCTATGGATGGAGTTAGTTCTTCCGATTTGAAAAAAATGGCTAAATCACCGGCACATTTTCGATACTGGAAAGACAATCCGAAAGAAGATACGCCATCATTGCTTTTTGGTAGGGCGGTTCACAAATACATTTTGGAAAAAGATGATTTTTACAAAGAGTTTGCCGTAGCACCAGAAATAGACAGACGAACAAAAGATGGAAAAGCACAGTGGCTTTTATTCCAAGACCAAAACGAGGGTAAAGACATTGTTTCCTTGGATGATTTTCAACAAATAAAAGATATACATTACGTTTTGTATAGTAATTCATTTGCAAGAACTCTTTTAACTGGTAAAAAGGAACTTTCGTATTTTACGGAAGATTCAGAAACAGGAATTACTATGAAATGCAGACCAGATTGTCTTACAGAAGTAGCAGGAACACACTTTTTGATTGACTACAAAACATGCAATGACGCTAGCACAGATGTATTTATGCGTGATTCAATCAAATTTATGTATGATATGCAGATGGCATATTACAAACATATTCTTGATGAAATACTTGGTGTTGAGCATACTGTAGTTTTTATCGCACAAGAGAAAACTGCTCCATACTGTGTAAATATTATGGAACCAAATGAATATTATATGCGTTCTGGTGCTGATATGTTTAGGGAATACTTAAATCTTTATAAAGAATGTTCAGAAACTGGTAATTGGTACGGATATATGAAAGATGAAGTAAACAGTCTTGGATTGCCAAACTGGTTACAGAAACAGTATGAGGTGTGAATATGAAAAGATACGAAAATGATTGCGTTGGATGTGCTACAGAAAGTTATCCATGTGTAGGATTTGCTTGCAAGTATAAAAACAACCCACACTGGTATTGTGATAATTGTGGGGAAGAGCATGAGCCAAACAAATTATATCTGTATGACGGAAACGAATTATGCTCAGAATGCGTTTTGAAAAATTTCAAGAAAGTATCTAACGATACGGAAAGAGAGGATGAATGGTAATGTCAAATGAAGTATCAGTAAGAAACAATCAATCGGTTGGTGGGAGTTTTAATAACATTAACCAAGGAACAGTAGCAGTAGAAAGTAATCGTGCTATTGCAGAAGCACAGGGGAAATTGATTATGGCAAAACAGTTTCCAAGAGATTACACAAAATCGTATGCAAGTGCGATTGAAGCGTGTCAACGAAAAGGTTTTGCCGACAAAGCGTTTTTTAGTTATCCACGTGGCGGTCAGACGGTAACAGGAGTAACAATCAGATTTGCAGAGGAAATGGCACGATGCTACGGCAATCTTGAATATGGAATCAAGGAAATGTCTCATGAAAAAGGAAAGTCCGAAATGCAGGCGTATTGTTGGGATTTGGAAAACAATACAGTTTCTAGCCAGAACTTTACTGTTGAACACGTAATGGAGACAAAGCAGGGCAACAGAAAACTTACTAGTCAGCGTGATATTTACGAAAGGACAGCCAATGATGGTGCAAGACGTTTAAGAAGTAGAATCCTTGCAATTCTTCCTCCAGATTTAGTTGAGGATTGCATTAAGGAATGTAAGAAAACGATTGCCGGGCAAAACGATATTCCTTTGATTGACAAGGTAAAGAATATGATTACTGGTTTTGCTAAGTTGGGCGTAACTAAAGAAATGTTGGAAAAGCGTCTTAATCATACAGTTGAGAGTATCAACGATGATGAATTGACAGAGTATATCGGGATTTACAACGGATTAAAGCAGAAAGAGACAGTTGTTTCCGATTGGTTTGAACAACCAAAAACTGCATCGCAGGTAACGGAACTTTTGAAAGAAGCTGAAAAAGAAAAAAAACAAGAAAATAAAGAAACGAAAGGAGATAAAAAGTGACTTATTGCGTAACTATAAAAAACAATAAGAAAAAGTTTCCGCTTAAAGGGTTAAATGAATTGCTTGGTGGAAGAATTTACAATCAAAGATTGAAAAAGTATCACAATCCAGTAAAGAAAGCAAACGATGATATATGCCTGAAAGCCATTAAACGTACTCTTAAAGGCGTTAAAATTAAAAAGCCTATACGTTGTGTGTTTTGGATATTCCCAAGTAATAAAAGACACGACAGAGGTAATCTTTGCAGTGCGGTAGAAAAATCATTTTTGGACGCATTACAGTTAGCAAAAGTGATTAGAAATGACGGATGGGATGATGTTCTTGATTCGGAGTTTCATACAATGGTAGATGCTTCAAACCCTAGAGTTGTTGTTGAAATTGAGGAAATTGATTAAAAGAAAGAGAGGAATAATTATGGCGTATAAAGCATTTAACACAGATTTTACTTGCAATGGCAAGCAGTATGAAGAAAACACAACATACGAAGAAAGCGGAAATAAAATATGTGAAGCCGGGGTTATGCACTACTGCGAAAACCCATTTGATGTGTTGGACTATTACCCACTTGTAAATAAAAATGGGGAGATTTTAGAATTTGCAGAAGTTGAGCCACTTGGAGATGTTTTCAAACAGGGAAATAAAAGTGCAACTAACAAACTTCATATTAAGGCAAAGTTGGGATTAAAAGGGTTTATTAAGGCTTGTATAGATTTTACTATCGAGAAAACAAGGATTGAGGAAATTGAAAATGGTATAGAGAATGACAATAGCAGTAATTACGCAAAGATTGGCAGTAGTGGAGATTACGCAAAGATTGGCAGTAGTGGAGATTCCGCACAGATTGGCAGTAGTGGAGATTCCGCAAAGATTGGCAGTAGTGGAGATTCCGCAAAGATTGGCAGTAGTGGAGATTACGCAAAGATTACATCAAAAGGAAAACATTCAGTCGTTATGGCAGCAGGCTATCAGTCGCAGGCAAAAGCTAAAAAAGGTAGCTGGATAACGCTTGCTGAATGGGCAAGAGCGGATGATAAAGATAAAAAAGGCTTTCATGTTTGGATTCCTAAATGCGTCAAGACGGAATATGTAGACGGAGAGCGGATTAAAGAAGATACATTCTATGAATTAGTAGATGGAGAATTTAAAGAAGTGGAGGAAAAATAATCATGAGAATTATAAGCCAAAACGGAACAATTGATATGCCATACGATATGTGTTGTGTTTGGAGACAGGAAGAGGTTATTTACTGCCGTGCTATTGGAAGTGATGATAATGTCATGATGGCTACGTATTCTTCTATCGAAAAAGCTGAAACGATAGAAATACTACTTAGGCGAAATACTGTGCGTTTTTTAGGATTTCAAGATGCTGAAAATTTTTATTTTCAGTTCCCAACAGAGGAAGAATTGGAGTAGCCTATGGAAGTTTCATCTTATTTAGAGTTCGTGCAGAAAGGCATGGAAGATAATATTTACAATTTCTGCAAAGACGGAAAATGTAGCCAATGCGGTAACTGCTGTTTAAACCTCTTACCTATGAGTAGAAAGGAAGTAGATGCCATTCACAGATATATCCGTAAGAATCATATCAAAGAGGGCAAAGCACAACCGGAAGTTGTTAGGGCAGACGAGACAGATTGTTGATGTAAGAGAGGAGTTTTTCAGATGAATATTGTGAGAGCGTGTGAATTATGCGGAAGATTACAGGAAAAGGATGAAAAACAGTCCAATAAGAACTGGAACGTATATAACCCTAAAGCAAAATGCGAATGTGGTGGAAATTTCAAATTTATGGACAAGAAAGATGCAGAGAGGTTGAGGAAAAATCCATGAAAGAGTGTTATGTGTGCGGAAGAAAAACACGGACACAGTATTTTGACTTCATAAATGGAAAATTTGTTTTGAAAGAGAAATGCTTGAATCCGTATTGCAGAAAATATAGCAAATGGAAGTTGAGGTGAAAGAGAAATGAAACTTAAAGTCTTAGGCTCCGGTTCGTCCGGTAACTCATACGCCTTAATTGCCGACAATGGAGAAATCCTTGCAATCGAAGCCGGATGCAAATTTCTTGATTTTAAGAAAATGATTGATTGGAAAATAGCAAATGTTTCCGGATGCATTGTAAGCCACGAGCATGGAGACCATGCACGTTATATAAAAGACTTTATGCAATCTGGAATCACTGTTTACACGGCAATCGAAACTCAAAAGGCAATTGAAGATTCTACTGGAGAACGTACAGTAGCCATACAACCGCTTAGAGAGTACCAGATTGGCAGTTTTACAGTTACACCGTTTAATGTACCGCATGAATCGGAAATCGAGTGTTACGGCTATTTAATCAAGCATGAGGAAATGGGGAAGTTACTGTTTTTAACAGACTTGGAATATTGCAAGTATAACTTCTCTGGATTGCAAGTAGAACACGTCATGTGTGAATGTAACTACTTGATGGAATTTGTTGACCGTAACGAACCGAACTATGAACACCGTCTACGAGGGCATATGAGCCTTGATACGGCGCTTAAATTCATATCTACTAACGATAATCCGGCATTGCGAAATGTCGTGCTAATACACTTATCAGATAAAAGCGGAAATCCAACACTTTTCAAACAAAAGGTGGTAGAAACGCTTAAATATGACACCGAAATTTATGTTGCAGAGAAAGGTTTAGAGGTTGATTTTAACCTTTATCCTTTTTGAAAGGAGAAAATATGAAGTTATATTTTTACGTTTTGAAGAATGACTCTATGGGTTGCAAAGAGAAACCCTATGTTAAACTTGAGGAATGCGAGGTCGTTGAGAAACCAAAAACGTACTATCCAAAAGACGAATTTCCGAGAGAAATTTATAACGCATATATTAGTAAATCAGATATAGGACGTTTGTTTGGATATCATCACAATATTGTTGTGTTAGAAGAACCAAATGTGAAATATGCAAAAGAATTGCTTGCTGAAAAATATCAAAACAGTATTAAAGCAAACGAAGAGACTATCGCAAAATATAAAGATATATTAAGTGCAATATTGGAAATGGAGGAATAATCAATGAATAAGGTAATTTTAATGGGTAATCTGACCCGTGACCCTGAGATTCGTTATTCCCAGGGTGAAAATTCATTGGCTATTGCCAGATTTGGCATTGCAGTAAATCGTCGTTTTGCCCGTCAGGGTGATACCGATACCGATTTTTTTAACTGTACTGCATTTGGCCGTCAGGCTGAATTTGTGGAAAAATATTTCCGCAAAGGTTCCCGTATGTTGATGACCGGTCGTATTCAGAACGACAATTACACCAACAACAACGGTGAAAAAGTATACAGTGTCCAGATTATTGCTGAAGAAATCGAATTTGCAGAGCGCAAAAGCACAGCGGATGCAAACGCAGCCCAGGGTGGAAACTTTGGTGGCGGTGCTCCACAGCCAAACGCAGCAGCAAATGATGATTTTATGAACATTCCGGATGGTATTGAGGATGGATTACCTTTTAACTAGAGCCTATGGCGGTTGCCAAGCGTGACCGCCAAATAATAAGCAGAAAGGAAGTGATTTAGATGGTTATTTTTGAAGATGAGGGGCAGCAGAGCGGAAAGCATTTGAAAAAACATCATTACTGGAGTGATTCCAACATTGAGGTTAAAAGAGTGCCGCTTCCGGTTGGTGATTACATAATTGCTAACGAGAAATCTATTGATGTTATTTCACGCAAGGAAGATAGAGGAATGAAAGTTAAAAAGATGGATTTCCTTGGAACTTATGATGTATCTGTAGATACTAAGAAAGATATGCAGGAGATTGTAGGAAACATCTGCGGACGTCAGCATGGAAGATTTCGTGATGAGTGTATTATTGCTCAAAACAACGGAATCAAACTTTATGTATTGGTAGAAAACGAAGATGGAATCAAATCCATTGAAGATGTTTTTAAGTGGAACAATCCACGACTTCACCGATATAACAAAATTGCTTATATGTACCGGATTGGTAAATGGGGAACAACAAAATTGCCAAAAGCAAGACCTACAGCCGGTTCCACGTTGGCAAAGGCAATGATTACTATGGAGAAGAAATACGGCGTTAAGTTTGTTTTTTGTTCGCCAAGAAATGCAGGAGAAAAAGTTGTTGAATTATTAAGCAAAGGAGTTGAAACGAATGGCTGACAAGCGGATGTTTTCACGAAAATTGATTAGTTCGGATGTGTTTTTGGACATGCCATTAACTGCACAAGGATTGTTTTTTCATCTGTGCATGAGAGCCGATGATGATGGATTTGTAGATGCTCCAAACCGAATTGTAAGAGAATGCCAGGCAACTCCAAAAGACCTTGAAATCCTTGAAAGGAAGAGATACATACTCACGTTTGAAAACTCTAACGTGGTACTTATCAAACATTGGTTTCTGCACAACTCAATTGCAAAGGACCGGTACACGCCAACACTGTATACAGATGAAAGGTCGAGAGTCACCTTAAAATGTGGCAAGATGTACCCGAATTGTAGCAAGAGTGACAACAAGAACTATACGGAAATAAAACGTACAGATAACGACTTGGAAACGAATTGTAACCAAACCGATAACAAAGTGGAGCGTAGAGAAGATAAGGTAAGAGAAGAAAAGAAAAGTGATATTGTCGAGCAGAGCACGACGGACACTTCTTTGGTGAAAGAAATTATTGATTACTTGAACGAAAAAACTGGTGCAAGTTACAGATACAGTACCAAAAAGACACAAAGCTTTATCAATGCAAGGCTTAAAGAAAAATTCACTTTGGAAGATTTCAAACGCGTAATAGACAGTAAATGTAATGATTGGAAATCAGACGAGAAGATGAAAGAGTATTTGCGTCCAGAAACTTTGTTTGGAACGAAGTTTGAGAGTTATCTTCAAAATGCTCCGAAGATTGCGCAGCCTAGAGCAGAGCCGGAAGAGATTGTTCCGGAAGTTGAGGAAGAGGAAGTAGGTGAAGACTGGTAATGAGATATAAAGTTTACGAGTTTAATCCAGATGATGCTTACAACTTTGCTCGTCATGTTGGAATTGAGGTTAAGGAACACGGTGGCGAACTGTTTTTTAAGACTTGCCCTTATTGCAAGCCAAGAGCCACAAGGGGAAATGTTCGCACCTTTTCCATAAATCTTAAAACTGGACAGTTTAAGTGTTTAAGAGCCAGTTGTGGAATATCCGGCAACATGGTAACGCTTTCAAAGGACTTTGACTTCTCACTTGGTAACGAGGTTGACGAGTATTATCGTCCAAAGAAAAAATACAAGCGGTTGAAGCAACCCAAAGAAGCAATCAAACCAAAGCCGGAAGCGATTCAGTATTTGGAAAGCCGTGGTATATCCGAAGAAGTTGCCAAAAAGTACGAAATTACCGTACAGACTAGTCATCCAAACATTCTTGTCTTTCCTTTTTATGACGAAAAAGGTGTACTGCAATTTGTCAAGTACAGAAAAACGGATTTTGACAAGGCAAAGGACGCAAACAAGGAGTGGTGCGAAGCAAGCACAAAACCGATATTGTTTGGAATGAAACAATGTGATGATAGTTTTGATACGCTCGTACTCACAGAGGGTCAGATGGATTCATTATCAGTTGCTACGGCAGGAATACCAAACGCAGTGTCCGTTCCAACCGGTGCCAAAGGCTTTACATGGATTCCCTATTGTTGGGATTGGCTTTGCAAATGGAAGAAAATCATCGTTTTTGGAGATTTTGAGAAAGGCTCAATATCTTTGTTGGATGAACTTGCAAAACGTCTAAAAGACCGTGTAGAACACGTCAGAGAGGATAATTATAAAGACTGCAAGGACGCAAACGAGATACTTCTCAAATACGGAGCAGAGCAGGTTAGAAAATGCGTTGAAGAATCAGTTAAGCTGCCAATCGACAACGTGATTGATTTGGCAGACGTAAAGGAACTTGACCCATACAGTATTGAAAAGATACCGACCGGTGTTGCGGATGTAGATAACTTGCTTTGCGGAGGAATCCCATTTGGTGTTGTTACTATCGTTACTGGGAAATCAGGCAAAGGAAAATCAACTTTCGTAGGGCAGATTATAACAAGGGCATTAAACAAAGGTGACAATGTTTTTGTATATTCTGGAGAAATGCCAAACTATCTTTTTAAGGCTGCGATTGATTTTCAGATTGCTGGTCCGACAAATGTGGTGGAAGAAGATAGGAGAGATTACATAAAGCGTTACGTTCGGAAATCTGCAAAAGATAAGATTGTAGAGTGGTATCGCGGAAAATGTATGCTTTACGACCGCACAATGGTTAAGGATGAAGATACTGACTTGCTAAATACGATTGAACGTATGATAGTAAGCCAAAATGCAAGAGTTATTGTGATTGATAATTTAATGACAATGATAAACAAAACGAGAGTTAAGGGAAGTAAGTTAGAAGCACAGAGCGAAGTTTCAAACGCACTAGAGGATATGGCTAGATTTTACAATGTTTGTATTATCTTAGTTGCACACAAGAGAAAAGATAGCGGAATTGATGATGAAGATATGGACGATTCGATTCGTGGGGATTCCGATATTGTCAATTCGGCAGGGGTGATTATTCACTACAACGTAAATAAAGATGAAAATACGATGGAAAATTATCCGAGAGTAATTTCGGTTACTAAAAATCGTGTATTTGGAAGAACTTCATACAGAGGTTGGAAAGTACACTACGATGAAAAGTCCAAACGAATCTACGGAGACCACGATGATTTGAATATTTGTCTTGGTTGGGATAATGAAAGCGGTGGATTTGTTGAGGACTACGATAATTCAATATTTAGTTAGGTGGTGTTTGCATGGGAAGCGTAAATGCATCGCAGATTCCAGAAGAACAGCATATGTGGACTGATATTTGGAATTGGCGTAAGAAATATTACTACCCGGAAGATGATGATTCTTGGTGGAAAGAGTTTGTAGAAACTGGCATTGCAATCGGAGAAAAATACGCAACTAAATTATCGCATGAGATTATTTTTGCAATTTTTAATGATGTGCAAAGTCGCAGTAAAAAATCGAAATCAACGGAGGTATTGAAATGAAAGAAGCAATTAAATTAGTTGAAAAGGCTCTTGAAATTTTGAAGAGCGAAGAGAAAAAGGAAAAGGTTGTTTTGAGCTCATTGAAACCGGGCGAAACATTCATGATTGGAGAACATGAATTTATTGTTTTGGAACAGAGTTATGGCATGACAAACGTAATCTCCAAAAACCTTATGGCAGAGAATGTCCGGTTTGATGGAGATACAAGAGATTACAATAAATCTGCTTTGAAATGGTATATTGAAAAGGAAATCAGACCTATCATTTTGGAGAATGTCGGTGCCGGAAACCTTGTTGAACATTCTGTAGCATTGACAAGTGTTGATAATCAGAACGAGTTTGATAATTGTATTTGTGAAATTCGTCCTATTACTTTTGACGAAGCAAGAGAATACAATGATTTGCTTGTGAATGAAGATTTGCCAGATTGTTATTGGACACTTACTCCGTGGTCTACTGCTGAAAGAGGATGGAAGTATTGCATTTCGGTTGTTTCGCCGTCCGGCTACATCTTCAGCAACCTTTGCGGCATCTTCAACGGCGTGCGCCCATTCTGTATCTTAAAATCTAATATCTTTGTATCGAAAGGAGAGAAATAATATGGACTTAGAAAAAAGAGTTGAAATGCTTGAAAAGCGGATTGACAAATTGGAAAGTGAAAATCTGAAAGAAAGATTAAACGGATTGAAGGTCGGCGATTATTTTGAAGTTGCCGGAACAAAATGGAGAATCCTTGACATCAAACCTTGCGGATATGTTTGTCTTTCAGATGCATTAGAGGAAAGAAAAATTTTTGATTCGGGAACAAACAATTGGAAACTAAGTAATTTGCGTGAATATCTTAATAACGATTTTTATAAGAAAATTGCTGATGAGATTATGGAAAAAAATATTCTTCCGTTTGGAAGAGATTTATTGTCTCTTGATGGACAGAATGAATATGGAGATTGTACGGATTATGTATCTCTTATTTCCGTTGATGATTACAGACAATACAGAAAATTGATTCCTAATAATGAACAGTGGTGGTGGCTGTTAACTCCTTGGAGTACACCTTGCAACGGATATGAAACGCAAGTATCGGTTGTTTCGCCGTCCGGCAACATCTACGACTGCAATTGCAACGACTACGTCAGCGGCGTGCGCCCGCTTTGTATCTTTTCATCTAACCTCTTTGAATCGGAGTGATGATTATGGCAAGTAAAGAACTTACTGTAATTCTAAAAGCAAAAGATTTAGCAAAGCATACTTTGGAAAAGACGTCGAATTGTAACCACTATCCAAAGAAATTTAGATTTTCTCTTGTGGACAAAATGCAGAACAAGTCGCTTGAAATCTACGAATGTTTGCTTGAAGCAAATAGAACGAATATAAAAGCATACAAGAGAGAACGATTAGAGTTGCAGACAAGAGCAATAACACATTGTGATGAACTCTTGTATTACATAGAGTTATCAAACAGTTTAGGACTAATCAACATAAAATGTGTCGGTCATTGGTCGAAAATGGTATGCGATGTAAAGCATATGGCAATCGCATGGAGAACAAAAGACAAAGAAAGATAAAACCATAGGTTATGTGCTGCTTAATCGGTTGTTTCGCCGTCCGGCAACATCAACAACAACAATTGCAACAACAACAACGGCGTGCGCCCATTCTGTGACAAACAGACAGTTAGAGTAGGCATTAAGCCGAAATCAGAGAAAGATACAGAAAAGCACATGACCTTTCCTAAAAGGATAAATACAAAGGAGTTTTTATTATGGATGATAAAAGTATTATATGCAATTTTGAGAACCTTTATAACGCTTATAAACGTGCTAAGGCAGGTAAAAGGCGCAATGAAAGTTGTGCTAGATTCCAAACAATGAGCCTAGATGGCGTTCATATCTTGCTAGAGCAGTTGAAAAACAAAACCTACAAGATGAATCCATATAACGAATTTAAGGTCTACGAGCCTAAAGAACGATTGATACGTTCTTGTTCGTTTAAGGATAAGGTTGTTCAGCATTGCTTATCTGATACGATTTTACATCCAAGACTGGAAAGCCAGTTTATCAAGACAAACTATGCCGGGCAGAAAAACAAAGGAACATTGTTCGGCATGGATTGTCTAAAAAAACAGATGTTAGAGTTTTACCAAAAACACAAGTTAGATGGATGGATTTTGAGATGTGATGTAACTAAATTCTTTTATAGTATCGACCACGAGATATTAAAAGATATAGTTGACTATTACTTTCCAGACAGTTATACAATGTGGCTTAACCATTTGCTTATTGATAGCACAGATGGTATTGGTTTGCCATTAGGAAATCAAGTGGCTCAAATATATGCTCTGCTTATGCTTGACGGATTAGACCATATGATTACTGGCGAGTTTGGAATCAATCTTTATGGAAGATATATGGATGATTTCTATTTGATACACCACGACAAGGAATATTTGAAATGGTGTCTTGATTGCATAAAACAGTTCGTAGAAAGCCTTGGTTTGACGCTAAACGGTAAAACGCAAATTGTTCCGTTTAAGTGCGGAATACCTTTTCTGGGGTTTCACCACTACATAACTAAGGATGGAAAGTATATACGCAGGTTAAAAGGAGAAAACAAGCGAAAAATCCGTAAAAAGATAAGAAAGTGGGTAAAACTCGTTAAGTCCAAAAGAATGACTGAAACAAAATTTTATGAGAAATACAATGCATGGAAAAATCATGCGTCACATGGAAATTGCGTTAAGTTGTGCCATTCAATGGACTTATATGTGGAAAAGTTGTTTAAATCAAACATAGATAGCAGGTGATGATATTGGAACAGATTAACGGTCAAATTGAATTGACGCAGTACCTAGAATCAAAAATAAAAACTGGAAAGGTCATGGATTTAACTTCTTATATTAACAGCAAAGGCAAAGCACAATACGCACAAATTCAAGAAGTTGTTTTCAAGTCATACGAAGATTACAAGGAAGATGATGATTTCTTGCAAAGAATGACAAATGCAATTTCTATCTATGTGTTAAGCGTATCAAAGGGATATATGGATTATTTGAGAAAGGAAGTGATTGGATGAAGATTTACGTGATAACAAAAGGGCATTATTCAGATTACCATATTTATGCGGTGGCAATAGATTACGAAAAAGCTTGTATTCTCCAAAAAAGGTTTTCTACTAAATGTGACCCGGCTGAAATAGAGGAATTTGACACAGAAGACTTTAATGATATTTTTGTGAAAAAGAATCTGTACGACGTTTGGTTTGGCTCCAATGGAAAGGTGAGAGAAGTTTTTGAAGAGGATATGGTTTATTTTGCCCCGAAAGATAATCCAGTTCGAATGTTAAAATCGGGCATGGTGGCAGTTTATGTTTTTGCTTTCGATAAAGAAAGTGCAATCAAAATAGCAGCAGAAAAAAGGGCAATGGAATTAAGCAAGAGAGGTTATGTTTGATATGTGAAAGGAGATTATAATGAAAAGATTAACTAATAACGAAAAAGAAATACCTACATTGATTGATAATGCTGAATACTGGAGGAAAGCGTACTTTAAATTAAAAGAGTATGAGGACTTAGAGGAACAGGGCAGACTTATTAAACTACCTTGCAAAGTGGGAGATACAGTTTACTGCATTTTTAGCAGATATACCAAATGTACACCTAACAATGAAGAATTTGACGAATATAATTGTCAAGGGTGTGAGTATGAGTGTGACAGTAAAAAGGAAAACTATGTACAAGATATGAGAGCATATAGTTTTGATTGGATTGCTACTAATTTGAAGAATTTTGGCAAAACAGTATTACTCACAAAATCCGAAGCCGAAGCAAAACTGAAAGAATTGAGGTGTAACAATGATTGATTGTAATATTTGCAAGCATAAAGAAGATTATTGTATAGGGTGCAAACACGGTGAGTTGTTTGAGAGAAAAAATGTGTCAGAACCTAAAAAAATATCAGTTAGTAATGGAAATGAATATTGCGGACATTGTGGTTATTTGTGTGACTACGCAAGAGGATATAAAAAGTTTTATTGTATTAGGTGCGGCGGACTTAATTTAAGAAGCTGAAAGGATTGAGAGGTGAAGAGAATGAATGGTGCGGTAAACAAGGTTTCCACGTTAGATATTATCGTAAGGATGGTAGACAACAAGCCATATTACGAAATCAAGTACAAAAAAGTCGGCGAAGATTATTATCATGTAGGCTACAGCTCGTATAATCTTGATAATGTATTAAAATGGCGTGATGAGTGTTTTGAACTTGTTGATGTGAAACACACCAATGCCGACAGGATAAGGAATATGACGGATGAAGAGTTGGCGGTTTTTCTTTGCAAAGTAAAATCAGATTATCAGTGGATGGAGCATGAATTTCCAAGCGAAGAAGAACACGGCGAGTGGAAAGAATGGCTTCAATCAGAAGCAGAATAGGAGAAAATATGAGCAACAATTTAGAATTTATGAAAGAGCATAATTGTAAACATCTAAAAAACTGTAAGTTTCCTAGTGTTGTGAAATATCAGTATTCGGATGATAAAAAAGGATGGTATATACAATTTGGAAATGTGCTTCATGGTATAAAATATTGTCCTTATTGTGGTATGAGATTGGAGGATGAAAATGGAAGATAGATTTTTATTTAAGGCAAAGAGGATTGACAACGGAGAATGGGTGCAAGGTTCATGTGTATATACATTTGCACCTAGCAAGGGCTATGTTGTCGGAATAATGGTAGAAAGTTATTTTATTGTTGAAGAAAATGGCAATATGGTTTCAATTGACAAAAATACCATTTGCCGATGTATAGGGAAAAGGGATAAGTACAATCACCTTATTTTTGAAAATGACCTTATGGATGGTTTTATTTATCCGTACATTTCTGGTTTGGATTCAGAACATGATTACTTTGCAGAGGTTTGTTGGTGTGATGATATTACAGGATTTGGAATATGCACACACAAATACAAAAATTCGGATGTTCGTGGTTCGGCAGATGGAGATGTTGATTTAATTGAAAATTTTGATTCCAGTAAATGGGAAGTTATCGGCAACATTTTTGACAATCCAGAGTTGTTAGAAGGAGGCGAATAAGATAGAATTAGAACTAAATGAAGTAATTGAAAATTTGGAATATCTCGTTTCGGATAGTTGTACAGACACGCAGTTTGATTACATTGAAGAAATAGAGATTGCAACCAAGTCGCTTAAAAAGCAGATACCAAAGAAACCTATATTTAGCCATAACCTTAGTGATACTCTTTCTGTATTCCATTGTGAATGTGGAAACACAATCAAAGTCAGTCACGATGCAGGAATAATGAATAATAACAATGCGACAAATTATTGTAGCAAGTGCGGTTGTAAATTAGATTGGAGTGATAAAGAAAGTGAGGAAACAAAGTTATGAAATTAGATGAAGCAATAGAAAAACTAAAAGCATATCTTAAATGCCAAAAGAAACAAGTTGAAGGCATTTATGAAGATTGCAATAACGAAAAATGTGATAACTGTAATTTATGTTATGAGAAAGGAAACATAAGCGAACATATTAAGAGCGTAGAAACGGTAATATCAGAAATTGAAAAACAATCAAATAATCAATGGATTTCTGTTAATGAAAGAAAGCCAGAGGAATTTGAAGATGTTCTTGTTGCTTTATCTGGCAAAATTAGAGGTGGAACGTGTGACGGAGAATATCGTGATGATATTTGTGTTGGATATTATGGATATAACCGATGGCATAATCATACAAATTTGTATAATTGTAAGGTTAATTATTGGATGCCATTGCCAAAGCCTTACAAGGAGAGTGAGGAAGAATGAGACTGATTGAAGCAGATGAGTTCAAACGACAAATTGCGGGAATGGCTATTGTGAATGGTTATTCAGCTCAAAAAGCCAATAAGATGTGTGAATTGATTGATAAACAGCCGACTGCCTATGATGTAGATAAGGTTGTAGAATATCTTGAACAATTGAGAGATAGATTCAATAAAAAAGATTTTGCAATTCGTGGAATCATAGAAAAGGCAATTGAGATAGTAAAGGCAGGTTATGTGAACAAACAAACCAATAAATAACAAATAAAATCAAAACGAGGTGAATAATCATGGCAGTAAACAAAAGAGCAGCAATGCGGAGAGAAAGACGTGTGCAGGAGAAATTGACCGGCGGTAAGCCAACACAAACAAAACTTATGGCAAGGGCATATATAACTGGTAAGAATGAGGGATTTGAACTTGCTACCGGAATTATGTTTCTTGCACTTTGCGAAGAATTTGGATTTGGAAACAAAAGAATCAATCGGCTTATTGAACGTATATCCGATGAATCATTAAAGATGGATGAAGACCCAACAAAGTTTAATGTTGATTGGTACATAGATAAAGTCAGAGAGAAATGCGGTGTCCGAATCCTTAAATCAGATGAGGATGAGTGAGGTGTTTGTTTGAGTAATATCTATCAAAAACGATTGTACGATAGAAGAAAGCAGAACGGACTTTGCATTGATTGTGGAAAGCCACTAGATAGATACGGCTTACGATGTATAAGTTGTCGCAGTAAAAAGTCGGAGAACGAAAGAAGAAATAAACAATGCTATAAAAAAGTTGGCATATGCCCTATTTGCAGAAAGGTTTCAATCGGGAGTAGTGAATCATCATGCCCGGAATTCCGTGCAAATGAATCAATACAATGCAATAATCGAAGAAATAAAAGTGAAGAAGCACGAAAGAGATATAACCAAGAGCACAAGGAATGGGCGAAACTTACATATAAGCAGGACGTAGAAAAAGGTATTTGTCCACGGTGCCGTAAGCGAAAAGCCGATTCCGGGTACTTGACTTGTGGAATATGCAGGGAGAAAAGCAGAAATAGTCAGAGAGCAAAGGCTAGCACGAAAAAGAAAACATGGATTGAAAACGGCTTGTGTTGTTTTTGCGGTGGAAAAGTAAAAGATGGATACAAGGTATGCGAAAAGCACTATCAGATGAATATGGAAAAAGCACGCTCGCAAAAAGCGAATGAAGCAAGAAGAGAATTACAAGAGAGCGGAATATTATATTAAAAAGGAGCAATAGACCATGGAAAGATTATCAGAAGAACAGTATAGAGAAGTAATTGCGGAAATCAAACATAGTGAACTTCCGAGGAAAACGCAGGAGTTTTTGATTGCGTTGGTTGACGAAGCCAATAAACCAAACAAAAAATTATAGGAAAGGAAAAGGCTTATGAGATTAGGAAAGTATTTATCCTCATTGACTAAGCCGGAACTTGATGAAATTGAAAAAATTTGCAATTTCACCGAAGATGAAGAACAAATATTCAAATGCATATCAAAAGGCTATACATTAAGACAAATAGAGATGAACTGCAATATGTCGGAATCAACCGTCATAAGAAGAGTATCAAGGATTGATTGGAAAATAAATAAGGCAAAGGAGATGATAAAAGTGAAAAAGGAAATTCCAGTATGTGAAAAGTATAACCTTACTATTGAAGAAGCATCTGCTTATTTTAATATTGGAAAGGATAGAATGAGGGAAATTGTGAACGAAAACAGAAATGAACTTGTTCTTGTTATAGGAAGAAAAAACCTTATAAAAAGAAAAAAGATGGAAGAGTATCTTGACAGGACAATGGTTTTGTAACTTCCTATAAGTACCTATTATTTGCTATAGAGCGTTGTTAGTGATATAATTATCCTTTAACAATGCTCTTTTCTTTAAGAAAGGAGAATGTGTATGCCAAGCAGAAAAGATAACAAAGGAAGAGTATTAGAGAAAGGAGAAAGTCAAAGAAATGACGGTACTTATATGTACCGATGGACTGATTTATCAAAGAAACGTCAAACAATATATGCCAGAACATTAAATGAACTACGACAAAAAGAGTTACAAGTAACAAAAACAGAAATAATATCTGGTGTTTCTTGGGAAAGCAATAAAATAACAGTCCGGGAACTGATAGACAGGTATTTATCGTTAAAAAAAGTCCGCATAACAACAGAACAGAAGTATAGATACCTAATAAATATGCTTGACAAGATACAGATATTGGATATTCCAATCAAAGACATAAAAACATCGTTGGCAAAGCGATATATGATTACCTTAAGCAATATAGGGTATTCGTATGGAACGGTTCAAAATGCAAAAACACTTTTGAAACCGGCTTTTCAAATGGCAGTTGAGGATGATTATATAGTCAAAAATCCATTTCTATTCACTTTATCGAACATAATCGAAAACGATTCAAAGCAAAGATTTTCGATGAGTGAAGAAGAGGAAAATTATTATATTGAATTTATTTCCAATCATGGATGGTTTCGGCATATCTATGATGATGTGGTGATTCTTTTGAATACTGGAATGAGGGTAAGTGAATTATATGGACTTACATTTAAGGATGTGGACCTCAAAAACAGAAGAATAAATGTAAATAAGCAATTGCACAGAATTGGTGGAAAATACGTTATTCTTCCACCAAAGTCAAAAGCAGGGAACCGTATACTTGCCATGAATGACGAAACAAGAAAAGCATTTATGCACAAAAGGACAGAAGTTAGACCTAAAGTCGAATATGCGATTGACGGATATACTGGATTTGTTTTTATAAACCACTTGGGTTTTCCAAAAACAAGAAGAAATTTAGAGAGCTCAATGAGAGAAGTCCGAAAAAAGCATATTGAACTTGGTCTTGGAGAGTTGCCGCAAATAACACCTCATGTGTTAAGACATACATTCTGTAGCCGCATGGTTGAAAAAGGTATGAATGTAAAAACATTGCAATTAGTAATGGGACATTCAGATATTTCTACGACATTAGATGTGTATACCCATAAGAAACCGGATGATGTTGCGAAAGAAATGGAACAATATATTGCTATGTAAAACGGTGTATTTGGTGTAAATTTGGTGTAAGTTAAAAAACAAAACGCTTAAAAGTACCGAAAAATGGTTGGTTATAAAAACTTTTACCATTTCGCCACCTTTGAAATTTGAAATGTTCAAAAAGGCGAAAATGCGTTGTTTTCGGTACATAGAGGATTTTTAACTTTAGTATAAATATCTATAAATAACTATATTTTTTAGGAAAATGGTGTATAAATGGTGTAAATAATTTAATACATTGTTTTACACTTAACAAAGTACGTGATTGTAAGAAAAGAGCATTGTTTCCAATAATACATATGAATAAATTTTGAATGATTTCTGACGGTTTATCCGTCTTTTTTTGGTGTAAGTTTTAATTGTAAGGAGTGATTGATATGTTCAAAGACGAGATTCTTGAAATGATTTTTAGCGAAAATGAAATGCAGAAAATACCTATTGGAACGCAGGCTACAGCCGTTAGCGTGTTTGAAAATGTTATTGGTAAAATAAGAAAGGAGAATCCGGATGCAAAATTATCAGAGCTTTTATCCGATGAATAATGGATATGTTCAAAATCCATACGCAGAAAGAATGAACTTTTTGCAAAATTGTCAGCAGAACTTACAACCACCTATGCAGAACTCTCAAATGCAGGCAACATCACAACAGACAAGTTTTATTGGAAAAGTTGTTGATAGCATTGACGTTGTAAAAGCAACAGACATTCCGATGGATGGGAATATATATTATTTTCCAAAAGCAGACGGAACAGAAATATTTGGAAAACAATGGCTTGCAAATGGAAGAACTCATATTTTGACTTTTAAACCAGTTTTAGATACAGAGCCTAACAATCCGACACAGGACAACACAAAAAGTCAAATAGGCATATCAGAAGAGGTCACAGAAGTAATTATGAAAAGATTCGATGAGTTAGAAAACAAAATCTCTAACTTGGAATCGTCTTTGACTAAAACTTCGACTAAATCTTCGACTAGAAGCACTAAATCTTCGACTACGACTAAAAAGGAGAGTGATACAGATGCTTAATCCAATTAGTTTTATGAAAGCAATGAGAAATCCACAGAAATTTTTAGAAGAAATTACAAAAAACAATGAAGTTATGAGTAACCCTATGGCGAAAAATGCTATTGAGATGTATAGAAATGGAGATTCAAAAGGATTACAAGAATTTGCAGAAAACGTCTGCAAAGAAAAAGGAACTACACCGGATGAAATAAGAAAATCAATTATGCAAAGATGCAATTTACGTTAGTACATTTTGGGTTGTGCGCTTAAAACTAGTTTCCCATTTGTAAATAAAACAATGGAGGTAAACAAAATGTTTAACGGAAATTCACCTAGTCTTGCCGATATTGCGGCAGTGACAGGAAACAACAAAGACGGCTGGGGCGATGGAAACGGCTGGTGGGTCTTGATTATCTTGTTTGCTATTTTTGGCGGATGGGGTAATGGATTTGGCGGCGGTTACGGCAACGGCGGTGACAGAGCATCCGTTCCTTGTGCTACACAGGCAGATGTTAGAGCCGCAGTAGACCAGCAGACGCTTATTAGCAAACTCGACCAGCAGACATACGGACTGGCAGACAGTAACTATGCGCTGAACAACACAATCAACAGCAATTTCAGAACTCTTGATAACTCAATCTGTACGCTTGGTTTTCAGAACCAGCAGGGATTCAATGACGTATCTCATCAGATTTCCGACTGCTGCTGTGCAACAAGAGAAGCTATTCAGGGCGTGAATTACAACATTTCAACGCAGACAAACGCACTCCAGAACTCGATGTGCAACAATACAAGAGATATTATCGACAATCAGAACGCAAACACAAGAAGCATCCTTGACTTCCTTGTAAACGACAAGATGGCAACATTACAGGCCGAAAATCAGACACTTAAGTCTGCTCTTTCAAAAGAAGAGCTTGTGAAAGAACTTCGACCTACTGCCGTACCAGCTTACATCACTTGCTCACCTTACCAGTCCGCTTATGGAGTAGGTCTTAACAACGGTTGCGGTTGTTGCTAATATACAGAAGAATTAAAACAGAATATCAGAAAAACTCGCCGAACTAGGCTGATTATTACTCTATGGGATAGGTCTATGGCTTATCCCATATTGATTTTTAGGAGGTATATTATGAGTAATTGTAAAAACGTATGCAAACTTTGCAAGAAATTGATTATAAGTCAGGCAGTTACATTTACTGCCGGCACTGGTCTTGTTATTAGAATACCGGAAGGAAGTTATAACGATGGTTCAAAATATTGCATTGTTGTGGCGCAGAACATTCCGGCAGAAACAACAATTTCTGCTCCGGTATATATCCAGATTGGAACTGGTACGGTACTTTACCCACTGACAAAATGTGATTGTACGCAGGCAACGGCTTGTAGTATCAGAACAAGAACAAAGTACAGTACAAGAGTTGAAACCACGTCAAATAGCGGGGTTTTCAAATTGCTTGGAAGAATTGCTTGCGCTCCAGACAACAGATTAAATGCAATAAACGGTGATGGAACTCTTGTTACAACCGGTGGAGGTGATTAAGATGGATATTAAAAGAATGCATTGTATGATTGAAAAACTTTCCGAATGTGCCAAAAGCGAAATGGAATCTGGAATCGAAAATGTTGATACTTGCGAAATGGGAAAAGTAGTAGACATGATGAAAGATTTGTCGGAAGCAATGTACTACAGAACCTTGACAAAAACAATGGATGAATCAACATCGGAAGAAACGCTTGAAATGTTTGAGCGTTACGGAGACGGAAGAAGATTTTATGATAAATACCGATACGCTGACGGAAGATTTGCTCCGAAAGGACGTGGAACGTACCGTAGAGGGTATGACGAACCATACTACCATATGACGCCGGAAATGTACCGTGAACATGACCCGGAATGGTACAGAGATATGGATAAAAAAAGAGACGGTCTTATGTATTACACTGATACCGGAATGGATAAAAACATGAAGATGAGAGATTCCAGAGAGGGCAGAAGCGGAATGAGCCGTATGTCGTACATGGAATCAAAAGAAATGCACAAAGCAGACACACCGGCGGATAAGCAATACAAAATGAAAGAGTTAGAAAAGTACATGGGTGAATTATCAAAAGACATTACGGAAATGATTGCGGATAGTTCGCAGGAAGAAAAAAATTTACTTAAAACCAAAATGCAAACATTGTTGCAGAAGTTTTAACAAAAACAAATTAAGGGGGCGTAATTGCCCCTTTTTGATTGGAGTGGTTAAATTGTATACTATGAATGGTTTTGTTTGGAATATAGTAACAGTATCACCGTATAGCAATATGCTACAAAGAAGTGACGGAAGTTATACTTGTGGAATGTGCGATAGAAACAATCAAACAATTTATATATCAAATATTTTGCGTGGCGGTTTCTTACACAAAGTATTACTGCATGAGATATGCCATAGTGCAATGTTTTCATACGGAATTGATATGACTTTGGAACAGGAAGAAATGTTTTGCGATTTTTTAGCAACATACGCAGATGAAATAATTAGTATAACTAACAATGTATTCCAAACATTAAAAAATGCATTATAGACAAATATATTAAAATATGATAATATAAAGCAAAAATAAAAGAGGAGGGATTGCTCATGGCTTTGATTAAATGTCCGGAGTGTGGGAAAGAAATAAGTGATAATGCAAACAAATGTCCAAATTGTGGAAATCCCATGTATGTAAAAAAGAAACATTCTCCGCTTGGAATAGTCAGTGCAGTAATGTGCGGAATATCAATATTATTTCCAACACCGGGATATTCTACGATACTTGCCGTTCTTGCTATGTTATTGGCGATAATTGATTTAGTAAGGCAGGGGAAGAACAAATACATTATTGATGATTGGGTTGTTATTGTGATTGGTTTGCTAAATATTTTTGTTTTTAGGTTTTTGATAAAATAGAATAGGGGGATTCAGAAATGTCATTGATAAGATGTCCGGAGTGTAAAGGTCAGGTAAGTGATACGGCAGAGAGTTGTCCACATTGTGGTTATATAATCTCTAAATCAAAGGAATTGAAGAATTCGTTCATTGCAAATATGTTAGCAGCAGTAACCAATGTTATTAGTTTAGTTGGAATATTGGTCGAAGAATATTATCTATTGGCACTTATTCCGCTCGCTTGGACGATTGGTTTCAAATGCTATAGCTCATTTAGAGCAAACGAGGGATATGATGTTCAATATTATAAGAATCTTACGAAAGATAACTTAATTGCTTTTCTTATTATCCTTTGTTTTTCTGTGTTTTGGTATATAATGAAGAGCGGTATTTTATTTAGTTAGTATAGAGAAAGGTTGTAATTCATATGTGGAAAAGACTTTTGATAGTTATTTTGATTTGCGTTATATTCTTATCAGTTTTTTATTTTTCCAGGTCATGCGTGATTGTGTATGATACTGGAGATAATATGCAGAGAGTAAATGAAATGCTTGATAACTAGATTTATTAGATAGAGACAGTATAATTTTATATTGTCTCTATTTTTTTGCATTTAGGGGTTGACTTGTATCTCGAAACATTATATAATGTATCTCGAAACAAGGAGGTGGTTAAAATAGCGCCGAAGAGCAGAGCCGATTACTTCAAAGAACGGAGAAAGAAAACAAGGAATTTCAGTGTTGAACTCGACAAAAAAAAGTTTGAGAAGTTAGAAGAAAAACTTTCCGAAAAAGGGTTGACTAAAACAAAATGGTTTAATGACAAGGTCGATGAAGAAATTGGCAATTAAACAAAAAGAGCAGTTGCTAATGATTTGACGGTCACGCAACTACTCTAACCCAACTCCATAAGGAATTGATAAATCTATTCTATCATTTTCTAGTGGAAAATCAAGCATTATTTGAAAGGATAGGTGGAAAATATGGAAGCATTTGCAAAAATGATTTATGAGCAGTGGAGAGAAAACAACCTTGATAGAGATTTATATTTCAAAAAGGGAGATGAACTTAATGAAGAGATTAATGAAATACTTAGTGTTAATTTAAGTTCCAAAATTTATGAGACGTTTTGTGACAGTTGTGCCGAGGTGGAAGAAAATGCGTTTATTTCTGGATTTTCTTATGCTTGTAAATGCCTTTCGGCAGGAAAGATTGATTTGAAAGTGGGTGATTAAATGGAAATAAAAGACTATTTGCCTAAAAGAATCCGAGATAGAGTCGTGAGAGTAGATGTTGATGTCGATTTTGATTACGACAAAAATCGAAACGTTCAACATTATTTTGTAACACTTGATGATGGAACGGAATTTGACGCTACTACAATAAAAGAGTTGAAAGAAATTGCAAAAAGAATAGAATCAAAATCGAAGTAAAGATTAGAAGAGGTGATATAAAATGAAAATTCCATATAGCGATAAGACAAACGAAGAATTATCACTGATTTATAAAGATTATGTTGTTTCAAAAAATGAAGGAATAAGATGTGAAAGTTTTGTGCCTTATGCAAAAGAAATCAAAGAAAATATAGGTGGAGACTTTACTTTAGCTGAAGCAATTAGACTGGCAAAGTTAGATTTTTTTGAAGAAGTATGTAATAGATTTTTATAAGTAAATGACGATTTCAAGAGAAAATAGAGGTGATTAAATGAATGAAATGGTAACAGTAGAGGGTACCGAAATGCAAATAAGGGAGTATAACGGTCAGAGAGTTGTGACTTTTGACGATATTTGTGCCGTTCACAAATGCGAGAGAAAAAGATTAACCAAACACTTTGAGCGAAAGAGAAAGCATTTTTTGAAAGATGAGGATTATTATGAATTAACAAGAAAAGAGTTGAACGACCTCACGTCTCCCAACTCAAAGATAATTGGAAACCCTATGATAAAAGCCTATCTGTTTACAGAAAGCGGTTATTTAATGATTATCAAGTGCCTTGATGATGATTTGTCATGGAAAGTACAGCGTCAATTAGTAAATTCATACTTTAAGGTAAAGCAAGAGATTCCGGAACGCAAAACCTATCCGCTACTTGTAGAGGATAAATGGCTTGCAGAAATGGAACCAAACTTTGAGTATCTTTGTAAGGAATACAAACTGACGAGAAGAGGATTGTACCACAAGATTCTTTTGGATATTGGGAAATCATACAATGTAGATGATTACAAGATACTCTATAAGTACGAAAAAGGTTACGAATCAAGGTTTGTTATGGAAGTTGTATCGTACTTTGCGGAACTAAGAGAAGAAGCAGAGAAAACCATACTGGAACACGTTGCAAGGAAGAAAAATAAGAAATAAATAAGAAGTAGGAGCCTAAATTATGGAAAAGGCTCCTACTTTTTTGTCTAATTGGCAACCGGGGGGAGAAATAAATGGTTGCCGTATTATATTGGCTTTAGACCTTTACAGTGTACCATACAATCAGATGATACACAAATGGTTTTTCAATGCGTTCTCAACACGTTTTTCACTGATACTGATATATCTTTGCGTTGTCGAACTGGATGAGTGCTGGAGTAAATGACGCACCAACTCTATATCATAATCGTTGTTAAGGTACATTTCCGTAGCGTAGAACTTCCGGAAACTGTGAGTTGATATTCCGTCAATTCCAAAGAAATCTGCTACGATTTTCAATTGTTTCTGTACGGCTCTTTCGCTGATTGGAAAGATTCTTGCGGTTGGTGCAATGCCGTTATCTTCGGTGTACTGCTTTAAGAACTGGAATAATTCAGTTGGAACCGTGAAGTTTCTTTCCTTGCCGGTTTTTTGCTCTACAATATCCAGATGATAGCGACCGCTCTCGTATACCACGTCTGAAAGCGTAAGGTGCAGTATATCAGAGATTCTAACTCCGATGTTTGCTTGCACTACCAGTAATGTCGCAAGCCGTTTGTTTGGCTTGAATACGTGTTCTCCGTAATTGAAGCCTTTGCGGATTGCGGTTATGATTTCTTTGTAGGTTTCCTTGTCTAATGCTTTTGTTTTTTTGTTCATGCTGAACACTCCTTTCTTTTTATACCCGGTAAGCAAAATATTTTGATACCCCCCTACCTTTCAAATTTTCAAGGTTGGAGAGAGATTTTTGCGATTTCGGAATTTTCGCCCGATAATGCAAATTTTTTGATACCCCCCGGGGTTGCTAATTTTTATAGTTGCATGGTGATTTTTTTTAAATTGATTTATATTAACAGTTTTTGCACTGTTTTTTACTTTACTGATTCCAGATACGCTAAATAAAGGCTTGCCCTTGTGAGACGTTCCAAGGCTTCTATTTTGTCTTTTTATCTCGTGAGCCTATAAACTTGCTATAGATATATAAAATCAGTATACGGCGAATATATAGCGTTGTCAAGGTGCTATGCGTTTTTTGCATCCAAACCAAACCGGAACACATCCGGCAGGATAAAAACAATCTTTTGTTTTTTTGGTATCGCAAACACGCCGCCGGAGATTTGCGAAAAGCAAAACGGCAGCAGGGCGCACGTCCAACAAAAGCAGACAGAGCGCACGGCAAAAAGCCGGAACGCATCCGGCTAATTGTTATAATAGATATAAATTGACGAATAAAACCCGCGCGGCTCAACCTTTATCCCGGCATAGTGCCTTGACACGTGCCGCCGGATTTCTGCCAATATTGCGAATTGTTCCGCCGTTGGTGTTTGTCCTTGGTATGGCGTTGATACCTCCAACGCTTCGCCACCTCCGAAAAGTTTGATTTTTTCCGGATTATAACCGTATTTCTCTAGCCATTTCCGCAGTGATTTCATCATATCACCGCCTCCAATCTTTTTTTATTTTGCCAAAATGCAAGAAAAGAAACCGCCGGAAAAAACCGGCGCAGCTTCTTTTTTGTCTAATTCAAGCACTCATCAATTTTTTTCGCAAGATGCGGAAAAGCTTCTTGTATTTCTTGCACTGTGTCGGCGTAGTAATCACCAACCAATTTCCCAAAAATTCTAATATTTCCAGTATAAAAAGCACCTAAGTTATTAAAGCAAATATCTAGGCTTGTGCCCTGTTCCGGCTTATCGCCGTACCACATGTCAATTTTTATCATTTTTTGCCTTTCTGGTCTGCCATCATCAGCACCGGGAGACCGTCCCGCGGTGGACGCTCCGAGGTGGAACGTTTCGGCTATTTCAATAACTCATTTATTTTATTCTCATAAGTTGCAACCATTTTTTTATTGCAACTTATTTTTTTCAGTTTGGAAAGTTGTTCTACGAGCCGGTTTTTTATATACTTATGCCACTTTTCAAACTCTTCCGGGCTGTGCTGTTCTTTGCTTGCTACCCCATCAATATAAAATTGTATATCTTGGTCGATTAGAGCCGTAAGGCTTTTAACTGATACAAACATATCAATACCCCCCTTCTTTTTCGACATATGCGAAAAATCTAGCTGCCTCGGAGTGTTCAAGGCGCTTTATTTTGTCCGCATCCTCGCAAGCCTCCAAGGCGTCAGCGTCTACCACAAAAAAACGTTCTTTTGTATCTTTTGGTAGACATTTTTTTATAAAGTTTGCTCCGGCTTCCGCCGTGTTGAACTTTGCGACGGTAACAACTTTCGTTGTTCCGTCGTCCTGTGTTCTTTTGTCCATCTTGTAGGCAACCGCCCACGACAATTTATTGATTTTCATTTTTTTCCACCTCCTACAATAATGCCGCCAATGCGATAACTTGCGCCTCGCTTAAGCGGTCAATAACTACTTCCTCGCCTTTGTATAACTCGAATTCGTTTTCATCTGTTCCAAATCCGTTATACTGGTTACATACGTAATAACCTTTTTTCTCTAATTTCTCAATTGCTTCTTTCATGTCTTGCACCTTTTCGCCAACTGTGTTATAGTTGGCTTACCTTTCTTTTTGATTGGTGGCACCGTTTTGCTTTGGTCGGCTGCGGTGCCTTTTTTTTTCTGTATATAATATAACCTATATCTAGGTTATTGTCAAGCGTTTTTATAATCTTTTTTGAGAATATTTTTTTATTGCTTTCTTCCTATATATATGATACAATGAGAACGCTAGGAGGTGATGAACTTGATAAGATATAAAACCGATGTTTTGGAGTTGCTAAAAAAACACGGATATAATCAAACGAGAATCCAAAAAGAGAAACTACTTTCAGGACAAACAAACTCAAATTTGAGGACTGGGAAGATGGTAAACCTCGATACCATAAATAAAATTTGCGTTATGTGCCGCTGTCAACCCGGGGATATATTGGAAGTGATTCCAACGGATGAAGAAAAAATAAAATATTTTTAGAAAAAGCAGTTGACAATAATCTAAAAGTAGGTTTATAATTAAATTATCAAATAAAGAAAGGCACGCCGCCGATGGCGTGGAAAGGTGAAGAGTATGTTGGATATGATTAGATTGCTGCATGGAAATAATAAATATAGTTATAAAGAGTTTGAAAAATTTAAGCCACTTGATACTATATGTGGTGATGCTTCTGCACCTGATGAGATTAAAACTTGGTCAGAAAAAGACTTTGAGTATGATTTTGATAAAATGCAAGAAGCTGCAATGGAAGAATTAGAAGGTAAATTCTGTTCGGCAACTTATCTTGATAAATTAATTGAAGTTGATGAATGGAGTTTAGAATTTTATACAGTAGATGAAAATGGTGAATTTATTGAAGGCTCTGACTACGAACCTGCACCAATGCGATATAAAGTTAATTATAATACTGGCGCAGGTGATGAAGATGCCTATTCACTTGAGGAAGCTAAGAAATTGGCTGAACTTGGTATTTGCTATACACAAAAGTCAATTGACATATTCGACAGGGAAAAAGAAGAAATTATTGCAACTCTCCCATGGTCTGGAGTTCAAGCGGGGGATGATGATGACCCGTTTGAAGAAATTGGCGGTGGATTCTATGGTCAATGGGTAGATTTATAAACAGATTCCAGAAAGAGAAAGGGCGGCTTTTTGGCCGTCTTTTTTTGTGCGTTTTTGTTATCAGTTTGTAAGCAAATTGTAACCATGTTGTATACAGTTCTGATAACAACTTGTAATCAATCTGTTTCCAAAATGTAACATAGAATAGATAAGCTTAGATAAGGTTAGAGAAGATAAGTATATATATATAGTCGGGCAGATTCCCCGACGCCGTACCTGGATTTATAAAAAACGGCTCGAACTCGACAAATAAATATTATAAATTTATTATTGACATGGAGCTATATATCGTGTATAGTAAGGGCAGATAATAAATACTGCACTGGAAACAGTAGCACACAGACGGCAGCATATATAAACGCTGACGCAAGAGGATAACTTTTTATTTTTCTTGTGTTGGCGTTTTTTTATTTTTTGAATGTTTGGAGATGATGTTGTGAAAGATAATTTTGTTAAGAGCGAGATAGGTATTGAGGTATACCAGAACGATATATATAGGCTAGTGGATGAGTATATAGAAACTGAACTAGATGGAGATACTGAAAGTGTTGGAGATAACTTTGTATCTATGATTTTTTACATTGCTGATAATGTTCAAAAGCCTAGTAATGACGATATAGAATTACTGGATAATTTATTTAATATTTATGTCCGTATATGTGCAAAGTATAAAGTACTACCAACCTTGGAAGTATTTAGTTTTTTGGTTGGTATTGATAGAAACACATTTACTGATTGGTCTATGGGTAGGTATAGGGTTAGTACTGCACATGGTAGCACAGTCAAAAAATGGTTCAATATTTGCAAATCTTTCACGCTCAACCGGTTACATAACCAAGCCGGCACAAACTCCAATTTGATTTTTATTGCAAAGGCGGCTTATGG